GGACAGATGACCGACGCCGGGATGCGCGTCGGCGGCGCGGGCCTCGAGGTGATGCGCGCGGCGAGCGCGGCCGCGTCGGTGCCGCCGCCTCCGCGCGTGCAGCGCACGACCCGCGTGCGGTCGCTCGACGGCGGCGAGGTAGAGCAGCTGGGGACGTGGTCCGATCAGCAGACGTGGCTTGAGACGCTCGCGACGCGCATCGGAGAGCGCGTCGAGCTCGTGAACATGACCGAGCGCGGCGCGCTCATTCGCGGGTGGATGCGACGCCCGATTATGACGCGCCGTCAGCCGTGGCCGCGCGTGACTCGCCAGGCGGTCGCGCTTGAGCGCGTGCGCGGCGCGGTCGAGGACGTGCGACGTCAGGCCGAGACGGTCGCGAGCATGGCCGACACCGTGCGCGACGCGGACGGGTGCGTCGTCGCGGTGCCGGGATACCTCGATGGATGCGACATCGTCGAGGCGGTCGCGGCGGGCGACATGATCACGGTGCGCGAGATGGGATACGCGCCAGGCCCCGGCGTGCGCCTGACGTGCATGGCGCTGTCCGACGCCGCTCGCGCGGTTCGTGACGCGTTGCCGAGCGTGGCAGTTGCCGCGCATACTGCGGCATCATGAGCAAGCTCGGCGCGAACAAGACCCGCGAGAAGACTCGCGCCCTGACCGACGCAAGCGGCGGTGATCTGTCGCCGTTCCAGCGGCTCAGTCCGAAGCCCACGATCTCGCGCTGGTCGCCGAGCGTTGGATACGCGGAACTGACCTGGGGCCAGGTTCAGTCGATCCTGATGAACGCCGAGCGCGGCTACATGGAGACGTGGGGCGATCTGACGCGTCGCATGATCGCGACCGACGATCACATCGCGGCCGTGTACGAGACGCGCGTTGCATCGGTGTCCGGCGCTCGACGCGAGATCAAGCCCGCGTCCGTGCCGGTCGGATACGAGGCCGCGGCCGAGCGCGCGGCCGATGACTGCCGTGCGCTCCTCGACGGTCTGCCGTCGCCCGAGCGCATGATCGCGAGTCTGCTCGACGCCGACTTCACCGGATACGCCGCGTCGGAAATCATCTGGTCACCTCGCGGCGACATGGTGTGGGCGGACGATGTCGTGTGGCTGTCGCCGCGCCGGTTCCGGTTCAGCGATCAGTTCGAGCTCTACCTGTACGACAACGGGATCGGAGCCGCCCGCGCGCGCGAACTCGACATTCCCGTCGACGACACGGTCGTCAATGGCGTGCTCGGACTGCCGCTCACGCGGAACAAGTACATCGTGCACATTCCGCAGATCCTGCCGAACTACCCGACGTCGAGCGGCCTTCTGCTCGCATGCGTTCGCGCGTGGTGGGTGAAGTCGTGGATCACGAAGTTCTGGTTGAGCGGCGCGGAGGTCGCGGGCAATCCGCGTCTCGTCGGTCGACTGCCCGATCAGGCCGCATCCGCCGACGTCGCCGACGCGCTCTACCAGGCGCTCAACGACCTGTCGGCTGACGGCGTCGGCGTGCTCAAGGGCGAGTCGAACATCGAGGTGCTGCGCGTCGAGGCACAGGGCAGCGGCTCCGTGTGGGAGACGCTGATCAAGCGATGCGACGCGGCCATCAGCAAGGCCGTGCTCGGCTCAACGATCAACGTCGAGGTCGGCGAGGGCGGCGGCAATCGCGCGCTGGCCGAGTCGCAGGGCGACATCACGATCACGCCGCGCCTGCAACGGTCGGCGCGCCTCGTGTGCAACACGATCGAGCGCGACTTGTTCGGCCCGTTCCTCGAGTTCAATCGTCATCGATACGGCGGCCTCGTGCCCGTGCCGTCGATGAACCTGGTCCTGTACGAGGCGCAGGCCGAGATCGACCAGTTGGCCGTCGCGTCCGGCGTCGTGCGCGTCGACGAGCTCCGGCAATCGCGCGGCCTCGAGCCGCTCGGCGATAACGCGGGCGGCAACGAGATGATCCGTCCGGCCGCGCCCGCGCCTGCCGCGTTCACGGCACCTGTCGCGCCCGTGGCGGCCGGCATCGCGGGCGGCTTGGCCGCCGAGTCATCTAACACCGAGTATCGCGCCGTGACCGTGGAGGCGGACGCGGCAGTCCCTTTCAAGACTGCGCCGTGGAGCCGCGCGCTGACGGCGGCGGTTCGCGCTGGCCTGGCGCGCACGGCGACCTCTGGGCGCTAGCCGACGACGACGCACGCGACCAAGCGGTCGCGACCATCGGCACGCCGCCGACGCTCATCGCATCGAGTCTGCTCGACGCGATGCCCGACTGGCAGCGATGGCAGGACGAGATCGCGACGACGATCGCGAACAGCACCACGATCCAAGACGCGGCCGCGAACCTCGGACTGTGGGCGAAGCGCGCGGCCGAGGACGAGTCAATCGCGGGCGGCATCTACTCGGCCGCGATGCAGGCGGACCTCGCCGGCCAGCTTTTCGTGCGCCAGGTCGAGGTGCCCGAGTCGATGCCCGAGCGCGCGCTCGCGGACAAGAGCGCGGCCGCGTTCTTCTCGCTGCCGTTCGACGAGGCCGTGCAGGAGTTCCTCGGCAAGCGCATCGTCACGCCCGAGGAGTTCCGGCGACTGAGCGACGCGGCTCGCACGCGCGCGTTCACGGCGACCTACCTCGCGAGCGATGGACTGCGCGAGCACGCGTTCGAACTGCTCGCCAAGGCGCTACAGGAGGGCTCGACGCTGCGAGACTTCGCCGCGCAGCTACAGGCCGGCGAGGTGTCGCTCGGCGTCACGCCGAGCTCGCCCGCGTACATCGAGACGGTCTATCGAACGAACATCCAGTCGGCGTACGGCGCGGGCCGATACCGTCAGATCACGAATCCGGTCGTGGTCGCGGCGCGGCCTTACATCGAGTACCGCACCGCGCAGGACTCGCGCGTGCGGCCGAGTCACGCGCTCCTCGACGGCGTCATCTTCGAGCAGTCCGATCCAACGTGGTCTAGATACGCGCCGCCGAACGGGTACGCGTGCCGCTGTTCGGTTATCACGCTGCGCGCGCGCGACGTTGATCGCAGTCGAGTGGTTGCGTCGAGCGACTTGCCCGCTGATACTCTTCCGGATTCAGGGTTTGACACGGCACCGACTGTCACGCTGAATCCATGACCATGGACGCATACGCACTCTACTCCGGCCACGATCGCCTGTTCGCGCTGCGTGCGCTCGTCGGCCTGACCGGCGAGGGCGCACAGGCGCGCACGGGCTGGATCCACGTCGCGCCCGAGGGTTCGTGGGAAGGTCATCCGGACGGCGCGTTCACGCTGACGCGCGCCGGATTTGAGTCTTGCATCTACGACGCCGAGCGACGCGCGACGCCGCAGTCGGTCGACTACGAGCACGCGAGTCTGTACCCGACGGGCGAGCCGACGCCGGCCGCCGGTTACGTGCAGAAGCTCGAGCAGCGCGCGGACGGCCTGTGGGCTCTCGTCGAGTTCACCGAGCGCGCGGCGTCGATGATTCGCGCGGGCGAGTATCGGTTCTGCTCGGGCGTGTTCGCCTTCGAGCGGCGCGACCGTCAGACCGGCGACGTGATCCCGTGCATGCTCGACAGCATCGCGCTGACGAACCGGCCGTTCATCGACGGCCAGGAGCCGATCGCGCTCTCGCAGAATGCACGGGCGGCGACTGTCGTCGCCCTCAACGGAGGACGACAGGACATGAACATGATCAAGCGCGAGGCGCTGATGGCGGCGCTCGACTCGCTGGACGGTACTGAGTTCGCACCCGAGCAGCTGCACGCGCTCGTCGAGGGCGTTGCCGCGCTCGAGGCCGCGAAGAATCCCGAGATGGCCGAGCACGCGGTCGAGGTCGAGGGCGAAGGCGAAGGCATGGCCGATCTCAAGTGCGGTCCCGGCTACAAGGCCAGCGAGGCCGCGCTCGCCGCGCCCGCGCCGTCGGCTCCGATGGCCGAGGCTGTGCCGCCAATGATCGGCGAGCCCGCGCCCGCCATCGACCAGGGCGCGCAGGACGCGGCCGAGATGATCATGGGCAAGCTCACTAGCGCGACCGGCATGGACGCGGCCGCGATCATGGCCGCGCTCGACCAGAACCTCGACGCGGTGCTCGCGGCGCTCATGGGCGCGGCGGCTCCGAGCGCGGCCGACACGGCATCGAGCCTGTCGGTGCGTCTGCTCTCGCAGCAGCTGGGCGCGGTCAAGGAGCGCCTCGCCGGCTACGAGAAGGCCGAGCGCGCCGCCGCCGATCGTGCGCTCGACCTCGAGGTCGACGCGCTCGTGCAGGACGGCCGCATCCTGCCCGCGTCGCGCGAGCAGTGGCGCACGCTGGCGCGCACCGCGCGCGACCAGTTCCGCGCGCTGTCGGCGACGCTTCCGCGCGTCGTGCCGATGGGCCGCGAGGCGACCGCGACCGCGACCGCGTCGAGCAACGCGACCGCGCTCGGCGACACCATCCTCGACATGACTGACCCTCGCGTCGTCGCGCTGACCGCGGCGATGGACCGGGCCGGCGTGCAGGACTCGAAGATTCGCGCGACTCGCATCCGCGAGGCGCTCGGCAAGCGCGCCGGTTGATCCGGCCGAACTAGGAGGATCGAACCATGGCAGCCGTTACCGCAGACCAGCTTTCCAGCATCCGCGCGACCAACGAAATCGTCGAAGAGACGGTCGCGATCACCACGTCCAACACCGTGTACCTCGGCACGCTCGCCGTGTTCCTGAACACCGGCCGCATCTCGAACGCGACCGCCGCGGCCTCGCGCCGATTCGCCGGCGAGGTCGTCGAGATCGTGAACGACTCGGGCGCGCTGATCTCGACCGGCACCGGCAACACCGCCGGAACGGTCAAGGCCAAGATCCGCTACGGGCATCAGATGCTCCTCGGCGTGAAGACCTCGAGCCGCACGTTCACGAACCTCGGCAAGAACGCGCTCGTGTACACGAACGTCGACGTCGGCGGGACCAGCGTCGGCACGGCCGGCGTGCGGATCGTCGTCGGTCAGATCGCGCAGTTCAACGACTCCACGAAGGCTACTGCCTGGGTCTGGCTTCGCCAGTCCGGTGACGTCGCCGCGACGGCCTGATCGCCAGTCGCTTAGAAGCAAGAAAGGCAATCAGACATGTCCGGAATCATTGCGGGTGGATTGGCTCAGTCGGCGGCGAACACCGCCTATCTGGCGAAGGGCGACGAGATCTTCCAGCGGCCGCCCGTCGGCGCGTGGGCGCTCTTCTCCGACGTCGTGCCGTGCGAGGGACAGTTCCTCGAGCTCGACACCATCGGCCCCTCGCCGATCGTGCGCGAGCTCGTCGGCAGCCGTCGCTTCGGCGCGCTCCGCGCGTACGCGAAGCGCACTCGCGTCGCCCCGTACTCGACCGACGCGCTCGAGCTCTCGCGCCTCCAGGTCGAGAAGGACGTCAACGGCTCGGTCACGCGCCGCCTGAACGACTACCTCTCGGCGAGCGCGAACTTCTGGGACAAGGCCACGACCGACGCGCTCCTCGCGAACCCGGTCGGGATCGACGGCGTCGCGCTCATCTCCTCGTCGCACCCGTACGGGTTCGGCGCGAACTGGTCGAACAACGCGGGCGCGGCTCTCTCGCCCTCGACGTTCGCGAGCGGGATCTCCGCGATGAGCGGCCTTCAGCTTGAGAACGGCGAGCCCGCCGGATTCTATCCGACGCACCTGATGGTCGGCCCCGCGCTCGAGAAGATGGCGCGCGACTTGTGCACGAACCCGCTGCGCCCGTTCCCGGTGTCGGCGTCCGGTGTCGAGGCGTACTCGACGGTCGTGGCCGCGACCGCGATCCAGAACGGCTGGTTCCAGGGTTCGATCGAGGTCGTCGTCAACAAGCGCATGGTCGGCAGCAACGCGAACGGCTGGCTCCTGATGGACCTGTCGCGCCCCGGCGTGCGTCCGATGATCGTCGGCGAGGCGATGGCCCCGCGCGCGGTCGTCGTGGACGATCCCGGCTCGGAGCCGATGCTCCAGCGGTCCAACTACGCGTACTACGTCGAGGGCTACGCCGCGATCAGCGGCTACGCGCCGCACTGCATCTACGGCACCATGACCGGCAGCTGATCCGTGTGACTGGCCCGCTCGTGCATCGCAGTCCGCGGTGAACGAGCGGGCATATCACGGAGACGATGATGACCGACAAGATCGAATGGCCGAGCATTGACAAGGTCTACAACGGCCTGATCCCGCGCAACGAGGCGCGGCTGATGGTGCGCGTCAAGGTTCGCCCGCAGAACGGGCACCTCGTCGGCGGCGCGCTCGTGCCGCACGGCGTGCACTTCGCGCTCGTGTATGAGAGCGAGATGCGAGCCCTCGCCGGCCAGGTGTGGACGACGCGAACGGCGACCGAGGTCGCGGGCGCGAGGGACCAGTACGAGCGCGAGCTCGCGGAGTGGACGCGCACGAGCAAGGCCGCGAACCGCGAGGCCGCCGAGGCCACGTTCGGTCGGTCGCTCGAGGCCGTGTACTACGACCGGACGCGCGAGCAGATCCCGCCGCTCGAGGCTGTCGACTGGGCACCCGATGTGCTGTCGCCGCCCGACACGCCGGAGACGCGCGTGGACCGTTCGCAGAAGACCATCGAGGATGCGATCCTGTCGCTCGCTCGAGGGCAAGAGATGATCGCCGAGGCGCTCGGCAAGAGTCGCAATCCGACTCGCTGACGACTGACAACCCTGTCCGGTGGAGGTGCGTGATGGCCTGGGTGACGACCACGTACGTCGACGCGTTCATTGGACAGGGTCAGCGCGTCGCGCTGTTCGGCACGACCGCCGTCTTTGATCAGTTCGAAATCGGCGCGCGCGCGACCGTGCAGTCGGTGCTTCAGTACGCCGGATACGAGGCGCTCGGATCGACGCTGACGGCGGGCACGATCACCGAGGCGTTCCTACAGAAGCTCGTCGCCGCGATCATGGTCCGCGACGCGTATGCGATGCGGAAGGGCATCCAGCTGCCCCAGGCCGCGCAGGACGCGATTACGCAGTCGGCCGGACTGCTGGACGCTATCTACGCGAAGCGGCTGCCCGTGCCCGGTCTAGACCCTGCCGCGGCCGATGGGTACGGCGGCGTCCGGTTCACGCCGTCGAGCGTCTACTCGGTCGGCGGACGGCCCAAGCGATTCAACCTGCGAAACACCGGGTTCTGACATGGCGACCCGCACGACCGGACTGGTCGAGGCGATGGACGAGCTCGAGGCGATCGCGGCTCGCATCCGCGACCTGTCGCCCGTGCTGACGGTCGCCGCGCGGGACACGAAGACCCTGATCGATGACTCGTTCAGGCGCTCGCGCTCGCCTGACGGATCGCGATGGGAGCGGCTCGCGCCGTCGACCGTAAAGCGTCGCCGACAGGGCCGGAACCGCGAGGCTCGCAAGGCGACGATCCTCGTCGACACCGATGTCCTGAGGAAGTCGATGTACTCGACGTCGGACAAGAGCAGTTTGACGATGGGCACGATTACGCCCTACGCGGTCTATCACCAGTTCGGCAACGGCCGGATGCTGCGGCCGTTCATGCCGATCACAGGCTCGGTCACGTCGTATCAGCTGATGACGGGCGGTCCCGCCGGTCGTCATTGGCGCGATGTCCGAGACATGGTGATCGAGTACATTCGGACCGGGCAGATCACAGGATAGGACGATGGCCGACAATACGACGCTCAATCCAGGCACCGGCGGCGACGTGATCTCGACTGACGATCTCGGCGCGGTGAAGGTCCAGCGCGTCAAGGTCCAGGTCGGCGTCGACGGCGCGGCCGCGGACGTGAACGTCGGCAACGCGATGCCGGTGCGCACGGTCGCGTCGAGCTCGTCGGTCAACGCCGTCTCGACCAGCGGCACGTCGGCGACGCTTGCGAGCGCGAGCAGCGGGCGGCTGCGGATCGTCATCGTCAACGATTCGAGCGCGACCCTCTACGTCAAGTACGGCACGACCGCGTCGGCCGCCGACTGGACCATCAAGCTCGCGCCCGACTCGACGCTCGACGAGGACGCATACACCGGACGCATCGACGCGGTCCTGTCGACGGGCACGGGCACGGCGCGCGTGACGGAGTTGTCCGCGTGACCCGCATCTTCTCGACGGCCATCGCGCAGATCAGCGCGGGGACGACCGCGGCGGCCGCGACGAACGTCGTGCTGTCGAACGCGAACGGCGTGTCGTTCGGCGCGAACGGCGCGACGATCACGGCAAGCGTCGCGGCCGCAACGCAGTCGACCGCGCCTGGCGCGTTCGCCGCGGGCACGGTCACGATCACGAGCGGCACGGTCGTGCTGTCGAACGGCGGCGGCGTCTCGTTCGGCGCGAATGGGCAGACCGTCACGGGCAGCGTAGGAGCGGGCGCAACGGCCACTGGCAATCTCGGAGGGCTCGCGGTAGGGGCCTCGACGCTGACGAGCGGCACGGCCGTCCTGAGCGCCTCTAACGGGCTCTCTTTCGGCTTCAACGGCGCGACGATCACCGGCAGCTACTCGCAGTCGACCGCGCCGAGCGGCATCGCGGGCGCGGGCGTAACGGCGACGTCCGGCACCGTCCTGTTCTCGAGCGCGAACGGCGTCAGCTTCGGCCTGAACGGGCAGACGATGACGGCGTCGGTCGGCGCGGGCGCGACCGCGACCGGCAACGTCGGCGCGCTCGCCGGCGGCACGCAGACCGCGACATCTGGAACGATCGCGTTCAGCGACTCCAATGGCGTGTCCTTCGGCCTTTCGGGCTCGACCAGGATGACGGCATCGGTCGCGGCAGGCGCGACCGCCACGGGCAATCTGGGCGCGATCGTCGTCGGCACGGTCACGCAGTCGAGCGGGACCGTTGTGTTCTCGAACTCAAACGGCGTCACGTTTGGGATGAACGGCGGCACGATCACCGCGTCGGCATCGGGCGGCGGCGCGGCTGACGGCGGGATCTTCGCGAGCGCGGCGGGCTCGAGCGTCACGGCTGGGACGGTCGTGTGGTCGAACTCTAATAACGTCAGCTTCGGCATGAACGGCTCGACGATCACGGCGAGCGCGAGCGCGTCGCAGTCGACCGCGCCGAGCGGCATCGCGGCGGCGGGCGGCACCGCGACCAGCGGGACCGTGCTCTGGTCGAACGCGAACAACGTCTCGTTCGGGTTCAACGCGAACACGATCACGGCGTCGGCGTCGTACTCGCAGAGCACGGCACCTAGCGCGCTCGTGGCGGGCACGCAGACCGCGGCATCAGGCTCGGTGTCGTTCGCCGATTCCAACGGCGTCACGTTCGGCATGAGCGGCTCCTCGCGCATCACCGCGAGCGTCGCGGCCGGTGCGACGGCGACGGGCAATCTCGGCGCGTTCGCGGCGGGCACGGTCACGCAAACGAGCGGCACCGTGCTCGCGAGCAACGCGAACGGCGTGAGCTTCGGACTCAACGCGGGCACGCTGACGGGTTCGGTCGCGGCCGGTGCAACGGCGACCGGCAACCTCGGCGGAATCGCCGCGAACGGCGCGACCGCGACGAGCGGCACCGTGATCTTCAGCGCGAGCAACGGCCTCGCGTTCGGCCTGAACGCCGGGACGATCACCGCGAGCTACACGCAGTCGACCGCACCCGCCGCGATCAGCGCGGGCACCGCGAGCGTGGGCGCGGGAACGGTCGTGTTCAGCAACTCGGCGAACGTGAGCTTCGGCCTCAACGGCTCGACCGTGACCGCGAGCGCGAGCTACTCGCAGTCGACCGCGCCCGGTGCGATTGCGGCCGGGACGCAGACGGCCACGAGCGGAACGATCGCGTTCAGCGATTCGAACGGCGTGTCGTTCGGACTGAGCGGCTCGACCAGGTTGACCGCAAGCGTCGCGGCAGGAGCGACCGCGACCGGGAACTTCGGCGCGATTGCGGCCGGGACGCAGACGCAGACCTCGGGCACGGTCATCTGGTCGAACAGCAACGGCGTCTCGTTCGGACTGAACGCGGGCACGTTGACCGCGTCGGTCAACGCGGGCGGCGGCGGCGGCGTTGCGGTCAGCGCGGGCACCGCGAGTCAGAGCACCGGCACGGTGATCTTCAGCAACTCTAACGGGATCACGTTCGGCCTGAACGCGGGCACGTTGACCGCGAGCGCGGCGGCGGGTCCGGCCGCGGGCATCGCGGCGGTGAGCGGCGGCACGACGCTCGCGACCTCGGGCACGCTCGTGTTCAGCAACGCGAACGGCGTGTCGTTCGGGATCGACGGCAACACGATCACCGCCTCGACGGCGATGGACACGTCGCCCTTCTACGACAACCTCGACTTCGGCGCGACGAACAGCGCGGGCATCGGCGTGTTCGCGTTTACGAACTCGCATCGGTCGCTGTTCCTCGGGCCGCTCGACGGGAATCACATCGAGTTCCCCGACAACATCACCGCGTCGACGATGCACCTGAACTTGTCGCTGTCCGGCTCGACCGCGACCGCGTCGGCCGCGTTCACGTCGCGCTTCTATCTCGGGATCTACACCGAGAACGGCACGCAGTTGTCGCTGCTCAACAGCGTGCAGGCGAGCTTCGGGTTCGCCGCGGCGGCGACGAACAACTCGACCGGATTTGCGGGCGTGCGATTCCTGCCGATCGCGTCGTCGGCGTGGTCCTCGTCGCCCGTGTTCAGGGCGGGCGATCGCTACCATCTCGGATGGTTCTGGTCGTCGTCCGGCGGCACGGTGAATCAGACCGGCCAGTTGCTCGGATTCGGCCGGTACTCGTCCGGTCAGCGCAGCGGGTCAATCGGCGTCAGTCAGGTCACGGCCACATCGGTCGGATACGCGCCGTTCTATGGCGTGTACACCGCGACCACCTCCGCGCTTCCGGTGAGCATCGCGAACTCGCAGCTGAACAAGCAGGCCGGCACGGCCGCGTTCGTGCCGCACGTTCAGATCATCGCGGCGACGAACTACTCGGTGTTCTGATCCGCGGTGCGCGCAAGCGCATGCAACCTGTCGAGGAGGTCGTCGAGGCGCTGCGCTCGCCTGGCCTTGGATACGAGCGCGTCGAGCTCCACCACGGCTCGACGTACAAGGATGTCAGCACGATCGTGATCGTGCCGACGCGCGGCATGATCCATCACCGCGTGGTCACGGCCTGGCAGAACCTGATCGCGCCGATGAACCAGAAGCGCGCGTTCTTGTTCGTGAGCGGCGACGAGGTCGGCAAGGCGTACGACCGCATGATCCAGCACGCGCTCGACCACGAGCAGCTGCGCCAGTTCAAGTACGTCTTTACCCTCGAGGACGACAACCTGTGCCCGCCCGACGCGCACGTTCGTCTGCTCGAGAGCATCGAGCTCGGACCGTACGACGCGGTCAGCGGCCTGTACTGGACGAAGGGCGACGTCAACATGCCGATGGCATACGGCGACCCGGACGAGTACGCGCGCACCGGCGTGCTCGACTTCCGCCCGCGCGACGTCCGCAAGGCGCTCGAGCGCGGCACCGTGATGCCGGTCAACGGGATCGCGATGGGATGCTCGCTCTACCGCATGGACCTGTTCCGCCAGATCAAGGCCCCGTGGTTCGTGACGTGCGCGGACGTGATTCCGGACAAGGGTCCGATCGGGTTCACGCAGGATCTCTACTTCTGCGAACAAGCCTGTCGCGCGGGCAAGCGGTTCGCGGTCGACATGCGCGTCCGCGTCGGCCACCTCGACGTCAACACCGGAGTCGTTTACTGATGGAAATCGAACTCAACAAGATGCCACTCAAGCTCGACCTGGGCGCGGGACAGAGTCCGCGCGAGGGCTTCGAGGGCGTCGACCTGAACGCGCCGAATCCCGCTCACCGCGTCGACCTGTTCAGTTATCCGATGCCGTGGGATGACTCGTCGGTTGATGAGTTGCACTGCTCGCACTTCATTGAGCATCTGCCCGCGACGACGACGCCCGATGGACGCGACTACCTGCTCGCGTTCTTCGACGAGTGCTGGCGCATCCTCAAGCCCGGCGGCGTGATGACGGTCATCGTGCCGAACGCACGGTCGAACCGAGCGTTTCAGGACCCGACGCACCGCCGCTTCATCGTCGCCGAGACGTTCCTGTATCTCTCGGCCGATTGGCGCGCATCGCAAAAGCTCGACCATTACCGCGTGTCCTGTAACTTCTCGGCGAACGTAGTGCCGATCATTCCGACCGAACTGTCGCTCCTGCACCCCGAGGCACAGGCGCGTCGGTTCAATGAGTCCTGGAATACGATCCTGGACTGGCAAGCCACGCTGACGGCGGTCAAGATCGCTCCGTGATCCTGTTCATTCAGCAGCTGCTCCAGGCGATCACGGCCGGCACGTACCGCACGCGCGAGTCGGCCGTCATGCTGTCGGGCGGCTCCTGCGCGGCAGTCATGTTCGTCGGAGGTGCGGAGTCGGCGACTCTCGCGCTCGGCGGCGATGCGTCGGCCGTGGTGCTGACGGGCGGCGCGGACGCTGCTACCCTTACGACCGGCGGCGATTCGTCCGCCATCCTGAGGGCGTAGCATGGCACTCGATCCGATCGTCAATGGCGCGACCTGGCGCGGCGTGATCACGGTCGAGCCGACCAGCGGTCAGACCAACGCGGACGTGACAACCGCGCTGACGTCGGCGACCGTGACGGCGCTGATCATCGACCCGGCCGGCACGACCGTCGTGACCGCGTCGGCCGTCGTGACGAGCGCGGCGAACCGGACGGTCACGATCACGATCAGCACGGTCAACACGGCCTTGCTGACGGCCGGCGCGGTCTACGCGTGGAAGGTTCTCGTCGTTACGACGACGCCCGAGACGTTCCCGCTCGCGGTGCCTGGACGGCCCATCGTCAGGACGACGGCGACGCCATGAGCTACGTCCGCGCCGAGGCCATCACGACGCGCCTGCGCGAAGTGCTCGAGCAGTCGAGCGGCGCGCTTCGGACCGTGCCCGCGTCGCGGTTCTTCGGCGACTTGCCCGAGGGGCTCGACATGGGCGAGGAGCTTCGCCGCGCGATCGAGAATCCGCGCATCGCCGCCGACGTGACCGGCATTCGACGCTCGCCCGCGAGCCCGCCGATCAACGGCAACCTCACGATCTACGACTTCGAGGTCGAGGTCCGGATCGTCCGCATCATGTCGACGCTCGAGCAGCTTGACGACGCGTCGCTCGAGCTCCTGCGGTCGCGCGCCTTCGAGGACGTCGACGTCATCCGCCAGGCGCTCGAGTACCCCGGCAACTTGACGGCGACCGACGGCGGCGACGTGACCGATATCGCGAGCGGGATGCTGCGCTTCGTCAGCGGCACGGTCGGCGAGATCAAGCGCATGATCAACGACGGCGCGCAGCAGTGCGAGACGCGCGTGAGTTTCACCGGCGTGGCGATCGCCCGTCCGGCCACTTCGTGAGGTGATGACATGACGATCGAGGTCCATTCAGTACAGCGCCTCCGCGTGTGGTCGGAGTCGTCGTTCGCAACCGACGGCACCGGCACGCTCAACAACTACACCGACGTGCCCGTGCGAGAGGGCACCGGCACCATGACGCTGACGCTCGACTCGCTCGACCCGATGCAGCAAGTGCAGTCGCGCGTCGAGTACCGCGAGGAGGTGCTCGGCAAGCGGTCTGCGACGCTTCAGTTCACGCTGAATCTCGCGCCGACGGGTACCGCCGCGGCGTCGGGCATCGCGGCCGTGCAGGGCGCGTTGGGCCTGCTGCTCAAGGCGACGTACGGCGGCGAGACGCTCGGTACCGGGACGACGTTCACGGGCGGCACGGCGACGATCCCGACCGTCACGAGCGCGGCCGGGTTCCTTGCGGGCGGCGCGATCGGATGGTCGAACGCGAGCGGCGTGCTCGAGGTGCGCGAGATCGAGTCGATCGCCGGCAACTCGATCACGCTCAAGCACGCGTTCAGCGCGGCTCCGACGAACGCGCAGGTGGCCTATGCGGCCGCTACGTACTCGTTCACCGAGGACCCGCAGGAGTCGTTGCAGTTCATCGTCGAGGGCGTCGAGGCTCAAGATCGATGGGTGCTGCTCGGCGGCCAAGCCGTCGGCGGCGTGACGGTCGCGATCGACCCGAGCGGCGCGGCCCTGCCGTCGATCCAGTTCTCGATGACGTTCGCGAACTGGCTCGACTCGACCGAATGCGCGGGTTCGATCACCGGCACGATCGGGAACGCGACGTACAGCAACTACTCACCGATCGTCGGTCAGGCCGGCGAGCTCCGCGCGTTCGTCGTGGGCGCGTCGACGCTGACGACCTCGAGCATCGTGCACTGCTCGGCGCTCGCGTTCTCGCCCAAGGTCGTGTTTGTCCCGGTCACGTCACCGAGCGGCACGAACACGATCTACCGTTGGCGCGCGGGCCGCGCGATGCCGCCGGTCGAGGGTTCGTTCACGACGTTCTTCCAGGATTACACCTGGTGGTCCGCGCGCGCGGCGAAGAGCGACTACGACATCGCGTATCAGATGGGTCAGGCCGCGGGCAGCACGGTCGTGATCACCGCGCCGACGGTTCAGATCGTGAATCCGCAGCGCGTCGCCGACGGGAACCAACTCGCCGGCCAGGCCGTCGCGTTCAAGGGCCGTCGAGACACGGACACGGGCGCGAGCACGACCGCGCTCGCCAAGTCGCCGACTCGCATCCACCTCGTGTGATGCGTCCGCGGTGAGCCGGTGTGCATGAACGGCACCGGCTCATTTCAGGTGATTCGGGTCTATGACCCGGCCATCGACTACGACGCGATCCCGCAGCAAGACTGGGACGCGTTCATCTCGAACCGCGACGTGTCGCTGCTCGGCGAGCATTGGATCGAGGGCCGTCGCCCGGTCGTGTTCCACTGTCGACCGCTGACGCAGTCCGAGCGGCGCGACGTGCGCGGCAAGGCCGACGCGGACAAGGCCGAGCGCGCGTTCGCGTTCGCCGTGCAGCGCGTCGATCACCTGCCGACGCACGACGGCGGACGCATCTCGTGGATGCGGCCGAGCGACGGCGGCAAGCCGCGCGCGCTCGCGGACGACGCGCTCGAGCGGTTCGCCGAGGAGGACATCACGCACGTAGGACTGGTGATCATCGCCTCCAGTTTCTCAGCCCCCGACAGGCAGCTGTATGTGCCGCTGCAGGATACCTGTCGGGGCGCCCTGACCGCAGTGGCAGTCGAGTATCGCCGCCGCCCTGTGGCGCAGACGGTTCCATCGTCGAGCTCGGACGAAAGCAACGCGCCGCCCAAGGCACCCTGAGCCGCGACAAGGCCGCGCTCGCTCGATTGCGGGCGGCGTGGCGGTGCGACTGTTCGGGTGCGCCTGCGGCCGTCACAGGTGCCACAACGGAGCAACGCGCGGTCGAGTCGATGCGCGAGGCGATGGAGCGCATCACCGGACATCGGCCGGTGTCGTGTCCGTGGCGCGCGTACTACGACCCGCTCGTGCGCGAGGTGATGGCGCTGTCGTGGGCGGTCGATGACGGCAATCTCGCGGCGGCGACTGGCGACGATCCGCCGGCCATCCTGCTCGACGCGGTGGGCATGTACCGTCAGTCGCTAAGTGCTACTCTCGCCGAGGATCGGCGTCTGGCCGAGGAGGAGCGCAAGTCGCGTGGCTGAACCGATCAGGATCGCAGTCGAGTTCACCGGCACCGACGACGCGGTCCGCGGGACCACGCGCGTCAGCGACGGCCTCGAGAACATGTCCGATCGGTCGTCGGCCGCGGCGCGCGCGACCGAGCAGCTGGCCGCGCGTCAGACCGCGGCGGCGACGGCCGCGATCGCATTCGGCCAGCGAGTGGCGGCGGCCGGCGCGGCCGTTCAAGGGCTGATGTCCGCGCTCGGCGTCGAGGGCCAGGCGGCCGGCCTCATCGGCAAGATCACGCAGACCTCGACCGCGATGGCGCAGCTGGGCGCGACGCTCGGCCCGCAAGGTGCGCTCGTCGGCGGCATTCTCGGCGCGGCCGTGCCGGCGATGGTCGAGCTATTCAACGCCACCGAGCGGCAAGCGGAGGCCGCGCGCGATGCGGCCCGAGCGGCCGAGGAGGAGCGCGTCGCGCAGGAGGCGTTGACCGATCGCATCCTCTCGCAGTTCGCCGCCCGTCGTCAGGTGCAGTCGTTGATGCGAGGCGAGGGATACGCGTCTCCAGAGTCGGCGAGACAGGCCGCCGCATCGGCCGCGACGACGATCTCCGATCTCGAAGGGATGGTCGAGCGCATCCGTAGGACCGGAGAGCAGCTTGGCGTCGACACGTCCGAGCGCGTCAGGGCGCTCGAGGACCGCATCGCGCGCGAGCGCGGACTACTCGCAGGAGCGACGCAAGCGGAGGAGCGTCTCGTGTCGGCCGCCGAGGTCGCGCCGGCACGCCGAGGAGGCGGCGGACGTCGTCGCGCCGAGACGCCGCAGGCCGCGGCCGTCGACGAGGGCGACGCGATGGCCGTCGTGCGCGACATCATCGGCGAGCAGAACGCCGCGCTCGCCGAGCAGCTCGAACTCATGGAGGCGTTGAACCGGCAGAAGGCCGAGGCGCAGGACAAGGACGCGAGCATCGCCGCCGCGCGCGCCGAGCAGCACGAGGCCGAGCTCGAGCGTCAGACCGAACTCAAGGACTCGTTGATCGAGTCCGCCGACAAGCAGCGCGAGGTCGCGGACCGTCAGCGTCAGGAATACATGGGCGTCACGAGCGTGATCGCGGGCGGTCTGAACGACGCGCTTCAAGCGATCATCGCGGGCAACAAGACGGCCGAGGAGGCGTTCACGGGACTGCTCGCGTCGTTCCTCAAGTACATCAGCGAGCAGAGCATGCTGAAGGCGATCTACGAGTACGCCGAGGCGATCGCGAGCTTCGCCTCGTACAAGTACGACCAGGGCGCGCAGCACCTCGCCGCGGGCATCGCGTACACGGCCGTCGCCGTTGCGGCCGGCGCGGGCGCGGCGGCGCTGTCTGCGCCTAGCGCGAAGGGGGCGAGCGAGGAGAAGCCCGCCTCGCCCGAGTCCGGCCGCGGTGACGGCGGCGGCGGCGGCGGCGACATCGTGATCAACTGGAACTCGCCGGTCGTCACGGCCGGCACGCGCGCGGAGCTCGGCCGCGATATGGCCGGGATGATCCGCGCCGGCACTCAACGATACGGGACGGTGTAAGCGATGGCGACGTATTACCTCGCAGGATGGGACACGGCCGCGATCGGGACGTTCAGCGTCGTTGTCGGCGGCGCCGTCGGCAGCGGCACGGCGACGGTCGCGGCCGACACGTACGCGCACACGGACCTTTCGGCGGTCATGGGCGCGGGCGAGTACACCGCGTTCGCGGCGGCCGTGCAGACCGCGTTGAACGCCGTCGCCGTGGGATGGACGGTCAGCTACTCGACGACGACGCACGAGTACACGATCGCGAACGCGACCGCGTTCACGCTCACCTGGACGGGCGACGCGGGCAAGAACCTTCAACGCGCGCTCGGGTTCGCCGCGAACGTCGGAAGCTCGACGACGACCACGAGCACGGTGCGGCCGTATTACGTGATCGTCCCGGCCATCACCGCGCGCTCGCAGGTGTCGGACGTGTACGAGCCCGACGACATCGTCAAGGAGGCCGTGTCCGACGGCGGCTCGAGCTTCGCGATTTCAAAGGACACGGTCGAGACGTGGAGCGATTGGGAGCAGCAGATGGAGAGCGCGTCCGCGACGCTCGCGCGCTCGGCCGTCGCGGCCGTCCCGTGGACCTGGGAGGCGTTTTTCAAGCACCTTCGAGGCGCGTACCCGTTCCGCCTCGTCGACGGCTCCACGAGCACCGTGCACACGCTGCGCGAGAAGGGCGCGGTTTTCAGCGGCTCGACGCGCCGCCGCGTCGCGGTCGACTACGACGACCTGTGGATCATCATGCTGATGACGCGTGATCTGGGGACCGTATGACGTTCGCCCGCGTCTACGGCACCGGCTCCGGTGCGCTGCGGTTCCGGCTCTCGATCGAGGGTCTTCCGGTCGAGTTCGTCACGAGCTCGAGCATGGCAACGACTGCGGCCGATGGACGGCGTCGCGTGGTCGGACTGAGCGTAGAAGGATTGAAGATCAGTCAGCGCGCCGACCTGGTGCGCGCGACCATCGAGGCGCAGGGAGTCAGCGTCAAGATCGCCGACGTCGCGGGCGAGGCGACGTCACTGTTCGCCAAGCGTCCGAGCGCCACGTCGTGGCTGTCCGACGCGGAGACGAGCACGACCGCGTCGATCCGAGTCAAGAGTACGGCCAACTTCGCATCGTCCGGATATATCCACGTCAATACCGAGGCGATCGCGTACACCGGCAAGACGAGCACGAGCTTCACCGGATGCACGCGCGGGCGATGGGACACGCTCGGCCAAGCGCACTACGTGCCCGACGGCGGGCAGCTGCGATTCCCAGAGGTCACGAGCGCGCCCGTCGTTTTCGAGGGCCGTCGTGCTCGCCTGTACATCTACGGCGCGGGAGACAGCGCGACAGGAGATGGAACGCAGGTCTTCCTCGGTATCGTGTCGGGCGAGCCGAGGATGCGCGGACCGTCGTGGTCACTGAGCATGGATCCGATCTCGCGCATTCTTGCGCAGGAGTTCGGTGCGGACCTTGCCGAGCCGGTCACACCTCGCGGGATCTACTACCCCGGCGGCGATGGGTTCTGGTCGCTGCGCATTGGCATCGTCGGAGGAGCCGGCGGTACGCTGCTCGACACGTTCGGCCAAGTTCAGATCACGTTCCCGACGGCGTCCAAGGCGTTCTTCGAGACGCAGCAAGACTTCATCAACGAGATCAACGTCCAACTGACCGCGGCGTTGACCTCGTACAACGTCGACATTGAGTGCCGTCCGGCACCTGACGGCGGGTATTACTTCGCGATCGTTCAGAACAGCCCGGTCGATAGCGTCGGCATGCGGCTCGACACGCCTCGATTCGATTACTTTTTCCCAACCAACATCTTCTCGGCGAGCGAATCCGGCCCTCCTCTGACGGCCATCGACACGGTGTCTTCGTTCTCGTCGAATACGACCTATTACTGGTTCCCGACGCCAAGCGAGACGAAGCTGCCTGGATGCGGGCTCGTGCCTCGAGGTCGCTTCAACTTCCGCATGTCGGAGACGCTGCCTCCGGAGTTCGCGTCAATCCAGTCGACGTTTCCTCCGCGCCGCGTCTACCTTGGAGGCGCGGTCGCGCTTCCATCGAACACGAGCGCGGTGCTCATCAACTGGAGCGACCCGGGCGGGCAGACGTCGCGCAACTACTCGGTCGGATCGCTCGACACGGCCAAGCGCGCGGTCGAGCTCCTGCGCGACTTCGGCGGATACAGGCTTACCGACGAGCACGACTACACGCCGTCGAACCTGCCGCAGATCAGACTCGGCCGGTCGTTCACCAGCTACGGCGCGAGCAATATCGCGACGTTCCTGTCGACGCTCGCAAGCGGCAGCGCGGACGGCGTCAACAACGGTGCGCAGCCGATGGTCCGAACAACCGGCGGACCCGTCGCCGCGCCAGGCGATGTCGATCTCACGACGTGGTCGACTGAGATCGCGGCGTCCGATTCCAATCTCGTCGAGGGCCGCAGTTACAACAGTTTCGGCGCGATCTCGATTCAGGATATGGTCGCGCCAGAGCTACAGCTTGCCGGCCTCTATCTCGCGTTCGATTCGTTCGGCCGCATCATCCCCAAGCGGCTTCGGCTCGGAGCCGCGACCGAGCTCGGTACGTTTGCGATCACGAAGGCGAACCTGCTCACGGATGACGGGTTCCCTCAGTACGAGCGCAGCGCGATCGGCAAATTCTCGACGCTTACGGTGCGTGATGGATACGACCCGATCGAGGACGACTACACGCTGCCAAGCGTGACCGTGCGAGACGTCGCGGCGTTCGGGCAGACGCCGAACAGTCGCACGGTCACCATCGAACCCAAGAGCCGCTACGTGACCGGCGCGGCGATTCCCATGGACGCGGTCGTTCGATGCGCCTCGACGGTGCTCGGCATCTTTGGCGGACCGTACGCGTACATCACGATGTCGGTCCCGATCACCGGGTACTACCTGGCCGAGCTTGGATCGACCGTGTCGATCTCGACCAAGCAGCTGCCCGACGTCATCACCGGCACGCGCGGCGTGACGTCGCTGCTCGGCGTGGTGACCTCGCGAGACGTCGACTTCTATGCCGCCCGCATCGAGATCACCGTGCTCGTCTCGCTCGCGAACATCGCCGGGTATGCGCCGAGTTCGAAGGTGTCGAGTCAGACGAACACGAGCGGCAACACCTGGGCGATCGTCCTGTCGTCGTCGTACTTTGCGGCGGGCGAGACGGCGGCCGATCACTTCGTCGCGGGAGACGTCGTGCGCGTGTTCCAGTACGACACCGCATCGTCGACCGAGATCGAAGGCACGGTCGTGTCGGCGAGCTCGTACACGGTCGCCGTGACGTTCATATCAACCTGGACGCCGAGCACGCTTGAATGGGTGCTTGGGTTCAGCAAGAGCACGGCCGTCGCGACGGGCTCTCGACAGCTGTCCTACGCGTTCGACGCTGGTCCGGCGGCCACATACGCGGACGCGTCGTCCGTGGCATATCCGGCGAGGGAGTTCGCACCATGAGCACAAGCCCTCTCGGCGGTCGGCTTTTGACAGACACCACGCTGTTCCAAGGCGGCAACGATCCGGTCGACACCGTGATCGTGCGTGATGTGGTGCTGAACAACCTCTGTCACTACGCCGACGAGTTCGCCCAGGTTCGCGTGAACTGGTCGGCCGGACAGACCGCATACACGAACGGCAGCGGGTACTTGACGACGCGCACGACCGGCCTGACCACGTCGCCGTGGTTCTACATTGCGTCATTCGGGCCGTTCCCGATCACGCTTCGTCAGACGACAGGCATCGGAGGCGCGAGCTACCGTCTACGCGTGAGGCTCGCCGGGTCATCAAGCGCCGGTGCGGCTGTCACGTTCCGAGCGGTTGTCGCCTCATACTCGTCCGGTCAATCGTCGGTCACAGGCGCGCTCGACGATCACATCTTCGAGGCGACGACCTCGAGCACGACGATGGGATGGCTAACCGGCACGAGCCAAGGCGTGAACGCGTGGACGACGCAGGTTGTTCTGCCGAGCTCGTACGTCGGCCCGTGGATGGTTCCCGTTGGAACTCTGACCGACCTTGGAGGCGATCCGGCGGCGGTGACGCAGTGCCTTGTGTCGCTGCACGTCTTTGCGAACACGGCCAACGCGACCAGCGTGCCGCGGCTTGGAGCCGTGTATGCGGCGGAATGGATCGGTGACTGATGGCTCGCGTTCTACCCGAACGAAGGCCCGAGCCGAGCGCCGACCTGGTGCTCGTGTCGCAGCCCGTCTCAACGGTCACATGGCAGTCGCTCGGATACCTCGCGAACTTCCTCCGCGGCAAGGGCGCGCAACTCGTTCCGACGTGCTTCCCTGAACGCTCAATCGCGGTCGGAGTCACCGAGACGTTTCGCTTCCGCGTGAAGACGCGCTCCAGCGCGATCGAGCGGATCTGGATCGTCGGGCTTAGAACGGCGACATCGACGAGCGTGCATGCCGAAATCGCATCTCCAAGTGGAACAGGCACGGTGATGATCGTCCCTGTCAGCGACACGCTCGATTCGCGTGCGTCGGTCGCATACGTAGAGACGGTCGCATCGAAGACGGCAGCCGAGTCCGAGATCAATATCTCGATCAAGGCGGTTGATCACGTGTTCACCGTTGAGTCGATCAGCTGCTACGAGCAGGACCGGCCGGTGTTGAACGGAGACGCGACCGATTACGGTGTCGACGTATCCACGCTTTCGGCGAGACAGCCGATCTTTGAAGGATCGTACCAGTCAGCGGGAGGCGTGTACGACGCGCTCGCGAACGCTGACGCGAGGAGGACCGGCCTGTTCCACTGGTCCGTCGGCGGCTCCACGCTGGTCACGAGACTGAGCGCGACGCCGGCCGACATCTTCATCCTCGACTCGCCGATTTTGACTCGCAAGCTCGCGCGGTCGGCCGTGACGGGCACGGTCAAGTGGGCGATCTACGCCTATCTAAGCGGGGCCGGGACTGGCACCGTGACCGCGTCGACCACGAGCGGCGCGAGCAACACGATCACGATCACGAACACGGTCGCGGCCTGGAGCACGCCGCAGACGTTCGCAGTAGACTGCGACGACATGGCTAGTGCGGACGGCCGGCAGACCGCCGGGACTCCGCGCTGGGACATGTTGAACTTCAAATTCGCCGGCGACGGGACACGCTCGATCATCGTTCAGTCGATCAGCGTATGGGATGACACCTGAAGGAGAGCAGTCATGGTCGGAGCAGACGTCAAGATCTACGGCCCCGGAGCCGGCACATCGGTCGCGTTCAGCGGCACCTCGACCGCCGCGCAAGACCTCGGCGACCAGACGCAGAAGGTCATGATCACCGTGACCGGCACGGCGCGCATCCGCTTCGGCGATGCGAACGTCGGCGCGGCCGTCAGCACCGACCAGGCGCTCTACGCGTCGCAGAACTACGTGTTCGACGTCAGTCCAGGCACGCGGTACTTCCGCGTGATTCAGGACGCCGCGTCGGGCACGCTCATCTGGGCGAAGGTCGCCTGACATGGCGCGCGGACTGACGGCGAATCGAGCGCCGATTCACGGGCGACGTGGACCGGGCAATCCGTCCGACGGCGGATCGTTTCCGACGACGCCGTCGGTCCCTGCCGCGCCGACGTTCTCGGGCACGCTGCGCGTTGTCGATGGCGTGACGTACTCGACGGTGACGGCCGCGCTCGCCGCGTCGACGGCGGGCGACCGCATCCGCCTGGACATCGACATCAGCGATACGATCACGGTCGACAAGTCGATCGAGATTTTCTCGTCGAGCTCGAAGTCGGTTACCTCGAGTTCGTTCGGCACAACGCTGACGATCAGCGCGGGCGTGTCGAACGTCTACCTGCACGACTTCGAGGTCACGAACAGCAACGCGCCGGCCTCGTTCGCCAGCTGCATCACCGCGCTGACGCAGACGGTGTCCGTTCCAAACGGCTCGACCGGACTGCGCATGTCAGGACTGACCGTGACGTATCCACACGTCGGCGCGTACATCGCAGCCGACGGATGGGTCATCAACGGATGCACGTTTAAGTGCAACACCACGACGCCGGGACAGGCAATTTATCCTGTAGTCAACTACGGAAGCGCCAACACTTGTTATATCGCTTCTAATAACTGGCACTCGACGGCCGAGAACGCGCGCGTGACGTGCGTCTATCAAGACAAGAATCTTGTCGGCGGTTACTACAGCGGACACAGCGGCACGATGGTCGTTAGCGGCAACGCGATCACGTACAACGCGGCCGTCACGCTGTCGCAATTCTATTGGCAGTCGAGCGTGACGCCGCCTGGCGCGGCACCGACTCCCGTCGCGAACGCAATGAACCTGTATTTAACGTCGAACGTAATCTCGACGTGGGCGAATGGCGGGATCTTTCGCATCGCCAATGACGCCGTTGAGGGCCTCGACCCGCTGTCGTTCTTCGCGACTCTCGTGCTCGACTCAAACACGCAGGGCGCGGGCACAACCGAGATCGGCATGCTCGCGATCGACAAGGACGCCGAGTCCGCGCCGTCCGTGCTGCGGCCGACCGGGCAGCCGACGACGTTCTACGCGCGCTCCAACACGTTCGTGACGCCGCTCGGTGGGACGTGGACGAACTGCTCAACCGTGAGCGGACTCGTCGGGTGTCTCGCCGCGCACTACTACGCAACGAACCCGCTGCTCGTGCCGGCGAACCTCGGCTCGCCCGGCACGTTCAATCCGAGCGCGACGCCGGGCCTGCTGCTCTGGTATCGCGGCGACTCGGTCACGACGTCGGGCGGCGTCGTCGACTCGCTCGTCGACCTGTCGGGGTCGGCGATCAACGCGACGAGCTCGGGCGCGGCGCGGCCGACGTACTCGGCCACCGATGCGGCGTACAACAACCGCGCATCGCTCACGTTCGACGGGACCGACGACACCATCACGAGCGGCAACGTCAACTACTCGGATCACACGATCTTTCAAGTCTGTCGGTCCGCCGGACAGGCCGGATATCGACCGTTCTACCGTCGCACCGGAGCAGTCACGAACGACATCGACTACTGCGGCCACCGCACGGACGCGATCTTCGTGCGGAACAACGCGCTGACCGCGTCGTACAAAACGAACGCGGCCAACTGGGGCGTGACCGCGAGTCCGATCACGCTGCGCGTTCAGTACGGCGGGACGCATGCGACGCATCTGCTGTGGAAGAACGGCGCATCGGTCGCGCTGTCGACCGGCACGGCGGGCGATCCCGGCGCGTTGGCGACCGGACCACTCAAGATCATGAGCGACGCGGCGACGTTCACTCAAGGGACGTGGGCCGAGTTCATCTGCTACTCGCGAGTCCTGACGGCGAGCGAATCAACGCTCGTCGAGTCGTACCTCCAGAACCGCTACGCGCACTACTGAGGATCACATGACCGTCGAACTCTTCGAGTGCGCATACATCGAACTGCAACCTTCGGGCGACTACGTGCGACACGTCGCGTCGTTCACGCTGACCGCGCCGTTCGGCGACTTCGTCGTGCTGATGATGTCGCCGAGCAGCATGGCGACCGAGCGCCAGGCCGAGCAGGACTTCCGCGTCGTGCTCGACCTGACCGCCGGTGAGACGGCCGTTCCCGACGTCTACTCGGCCGGCTACACGGTCGCCTCGCCCATGTTCATGTTCGGATTCGCCGGCACCATCGAGGAGCGCACGACCGCGCTCGCGGCCGTGTTCCGCGACGTCATCGATCCGGTCTACTCGTGCTCGGCGATCACGTACTCGAGCGCGACCGTGTGATGCGATACAGGCTCGCGATGTCCTATCAGGGCGAGCGGCTCTACCTCGAGGGTATGACGGCCGCCGGCCGCGTATGCATGGTCGACGAGCCGGCCGAGGCGCTCACGTTCGATTGGGGCGCGGCGGTCGCGCTCGCATGGGTCGCCGAGTTCGGCGACGAGCTCGAGCTCGAGGAGGTTCGCGATGCCTAAGATCGACTTGCCGCAGGCGCTCGTGATGATCGCACTCATCGCGGGCGTGGTGCTCGTGATGCTGTTCGCGCCGGCAGAGATGCACGCGCCGTTGGCCGCGCTCGTGACCGGCGCGGCCGCGCTCCTGCGCTCGCCCGTGAGGCCGTCGTGATCACGTTCCTCGACCTGCGCTCGCAACAGGTCAATCCGTTCACGCCCAAGGGCTCGCCGCCCAAGTCGCCGTCAAAGGTCGTGAAGGGCAAGACGGTTGAGCGTCGCGCCATCGACGTGACCGGCGTCGTCATCCACCAGACCGCGTGCGTGTACGGTCCGAGCGCCGACCGCGCGAAGGCGTACCAACGCGCGCTCGGAATCCCGGCGCACGCGGTCGCGTTCCGCGATGGGTGCGTCGCGCTGCCCGCGCCGTTGAGCTGGTACCTGTACACGTCCAACGGCCTGAACTCGCGCACGCTCGGCCTCGAGGTCGAGGGCGTCTATCCGGGCAAGGCCGACGGCAAGGTCTGGGGCAGCGCGCCCGCGACGCCGCTCGACGAGCTCGCCCGCGACACCGCGCGCGCCGCGCTCAAGCGCCTCGTCGAAGAGGGCCGCGCGCTCGGCATGCCAATCGAGTGGATCTACGCGCACCGCCAGTCGAACGGACAGAAGCCATCCGACTGCGGATACGAACTCTGGCAACAGGTCGTGCTCGCGTACGGCGTCGCCGAACTCGGACTCAAGACGCGATGCATGGAGACGCTGGACGACGGGAAGCCGATCCCGCGCGACTGGGATCCGTCCTCGGCCGCGCCCTACTGACGGTCGCCCGCGGTGCTAGGACTGGCACCATGCGACACCTCATCCTGGCCGCTACGACGGCCCTCCTGCTCTCGCCCTCGCTCGTGTCGGGTCAGACCCGCCGCGAGTCCGATGCGCTCGTCCTGGCGCGCGTGTGCGCCCACGAGGCCGGGTGGGATGCGCTCGACGATTGCTCGGCGATCTACGACGTCTTGCGCGGCGGCGCGGAGCGGCACGGCATGACGCTGCGCGCGTTCGCGCATGCGTACTCGGGACGCGCCCTGCGCGGGCAGACGTCGCGGCCGTGGATGGCCGCGCTGCGCGAGGACGGCGCGGAGCCCGCGGGATGGCCGCGCACGCGCTACATCGTCCAGCGAGACGGCTCGGCACGCGCGTCCGCGCACCCGCCGTGGAGCGGCTATCGCGGGCAGTGGCTTGCGTTGCTGAATCACGCTCGCGCGCTGATTTCCGGTGCCGTACATTCGGCGTGTGAGGAGCCGCCGCACGACTGGGGTGGAGACATGGATCACGCTCGCGCCGAGCGGATCGGACTTATCCCCGTTGCGTGCGGCGACACGCGCAACACGTTCTATCAGCGGCCGAGTCTGGTCGCCGACCAAGACTGAGGAGTTCGCATGTTGTCCGACCTGATCACGCACGCCGGGTCATCTGCTTTCGGTGGCCTTGTCGTTGCGTTCACCGTGTGGTTGAACGCGCGAGCCAAGTCCGAGGAGAACGCGGGCGAGGCGGTCAAGGTCCGCGCGACGTCGGACGCGGCCATCGCGTCGCATCTGATCGCGACGGTTGAGCTACTCAAGGCCGAGAACGTCGAGTTCCGTCAGCGTCACGAGGAGTGCGAGAAGCAGAACGCCGATTGCGAGCGTCGCTACCGCGAGCTCCGCGCCGATGTCGACGCGCTTCGGCTGCGCTCGGATCCGAGCCTCCCAGCGGTGCGCGTGTGAGAGCCTTTGCGGTCGCTCTCGCGCTCGTGCTGACCGCGTGCGGGTCGAGCGCGCAGGATGTCGCGCGGCGGTCGCTGGCCGTGACCGCGCGCTCGCTGCGGGCGGTCGACGCGCAGCTTGCGCCCCGGTACTCGGCGGCGTCCGAGTACGCGCGCGACCAGTCGGCGACGTGGCAGGAGTACGACCAGCGCATGCAGCCGTGGAACGCGGCCGAGTCCGCCGAGCGCGGCGTCGCGCACGCGCTCATCTCGGCCGAGGTCGCGGTCGATGCGTTTGACGAGCGGCCGCGCGAGTTCTTCGACGTGATGCCGTGCCTCGTGCTCGCGGCCGACGAGCTCGTGCTCGCGCTCGAGGCCGTCGACCTGGGCGTCGATCTGCTGCGCGACGCGCTGCTCGTGATTCGACCCTACGCCGGGAGATGCGAACGATGAACCCGACCGAGATCATTCGAACCACGATCGACATCGTCGGCGTGCTGCTCGAGGTCATCCGCGCGATCGAGGATGCCGTCAGCAACGACGATCCCGAGAAGGTCCGCGACATCCTGCGCGGCACTCTCCTGACGTCGGCGCGTCGCCGCTACGCCGAGACGCTGGCCGCGATCAAGTTCGGGTCGCGCGAGCCCTGACGGCCGCGCACGTCATCACAGCTTCTCCAGTGCGGCAGTCTTGCGGCGGATGCCATCGGCCAGACTGACGCCGCCCGTCATCCACGCCTCTCCGAGCGCGGCGCGCGCCTCGCGCAGTTCGCGCTCCGCTTCCTCCAAGCGCACGCGAAGCGCCACCTCGATAATCGACGTCACGGCTTCACCTCTTCGAGCGTGTCGTCAGCGAGTTCACGAACCGCGATCAGTTCGTCGAACGCTGGCGTGTTCGGATACGGACAGCGTCCGGCCCACGCGCGGCACTCGACGAGCCGCGCTCGAAGCTGTCGACGCTCGTCGGTCAGCACTTGGATCTTCTGCTCCAGCGCATCGCGCGTCAGCGTTCCGTTGTCAGCGTTGACGCCGTACTCGTCGCGCAGAAACGCAAGCTGTTCGCGAAGTTCGTCGCGTTCGCGCTCGGCCTTTTCGCAGCGTTCCGTGAGCGCCTCGGCGTGTGCGCGATGCCGGTCTTCTGACAGGCGTGCGAAGTCGGTCGCGGCCTTCGCGACGACCTCCGCGAGCAAAGCGCGTGTCCATCGTTCGTAGACCTCGCGCGCGGCGGTCTGCGCCTCCTGGCCCAGCTTCGTCGTGGCCTTGAACCAGCGGAGCAGCGCGCCGTGCGCGATCGAGTCGAGCGCGTCGCGGAGGTCGCGAAGATCGTCGGCGGTGCTCATTTTGCGGCCTTCTCCCAAAGGTCGATTGCATCGCGTAGCAGCGCGTCTCCATTCGTCGTCGCGGGACCGTCGAGCCATGCGCAAGTCTCGTTGCACAGCGATTTACCGACGACTTGTAGCCGCTCGACCTCGGCGCGAGCCTCGTCTCTCTGCTTTTGGTAGTCGAGCGCTACCCGTGTTTCTGTAGTCAGAGCGGCTTCCAGCGTTCGCACCTTCTCGCGTAGCTTCTCGGTTTCCATCATCACCTCGCGCACGCGTTCTGCCCAGTGCCGCGAGCATCCAGGAGCCTCGGCGCACACGCCGTCCTGTCCGCAATTGTCACTCATCCGCCGTCATCCTCTCCGCGCGCATCAATCGCGCCAACCCATCGCACCGCGACCGCGGCGACCTGGACGAGCTCCGCGCGAAGGCGCTCGACGTCGTCCTCGTGCATCGCCTCAAGCACCTCCTCGAGCAGCACGAGCGCCCACGAGCCGCGCCGCGCCCCGAACTCGGCGTCGGCGTACGCGCGCACGGTTCCGGGCGACGGCAGCGGCACGGCGGCGTCTAGGTGCCGTCCCGTGCCGTCCGAGTAGTCGTGCGCGTCGAGGTGCCCGAGCGCTCGCTGACGGTCGCGCTCGGCGTAGACCAGCTGCATCGCGTAGATGTCGCGCGAGTTCATGTCGGCCTCCGCTTGCGGAACAGCACCGCGCCTTGATTGCCGGCGAACCCGGTCGGCTTCTTCGGGACGCGCGGCATCTCGCGAAGCTCGCGCAGCAACTGCTCGCAGTAGATGCACTTCGCGACCTTGCGCGGGAACAGGTGCAGCCCGCACGGACTGCGGCTCGGCTCTCGTCTCATGTCCACCACTCCGTGCGCGTCTTGCGCATCCTCGTGCCCTGAGTCAGCCGCACCGCGACGAAGTCCGACTTCGCGCCATCCGTTGCCGCGCCGGCCGCGAGGAACACCGGACGCCGCGCGAGATACGCGACCACGTCGAGGTGCCAACCGCGGCCGATGCGCGACCACACTCGCTCGTGTCGCTCCTGGCCGACGAGCGCGTTCAGACGCAGCAACGCGACCACGCGCGGCGCGAGCTCCATCGCGCGCTCGAGGAACGCGCCGTCGAGGCCGTTCTCATACGGCGGGTTCATCACGACGACGTCGACCGGCGCGAGCGTCGCCGTCAGAAAGTCGGCCTCGACGACCCGCACCGTCTCGCGCACGTACGCGACCGTCAGGTGCCGCGCCCACGCCGGGTCGAGCTCGAGCGCCGTGACGCGCGCCAACGGACGAGCCGCGAGCACCGCGTCGACGAGCGCGCCCGCGCCCGCGGCGGGCTCCAGCACGCTCGGGAAGCGCGTCCCGTCGAGCGCCAGGTGCGCGACCCGCGCCGCAAGCTCGGGCGGCGTCCACCACTGCGACAGCGCCCGCTGACGAGCGTGCTCGACCGGCAGCACGTCGACGCCTGGGAGCGTCAGCGTCACGCGTCGGCCCGCGAGGCGCGGAGTCTGAGCGCGTACCACTCGACGACGTCCTCGAGCGCACGACAGGTGCCGTCGCCGTCGTCCGCCTCGATGCGCTGCGCGATGCGCTCGAGCAACTCGACCGCCTGGTCGAACTCCACCGTGATGTCCTCGATCATGTCGCCCTCTTCCTGTCGTGATTCTTCGGCCATTCGCCGCGATACCGCGGCCACACTGCCATTCGCTCGCTGCGCGGCATGCCGTCGATCTTGTCGAGCAGCTTCCGCACCTTCGCGAGCACCTCGACGCGCATCTTCTGTCGTCGTTCAGGATTTCGGATGCGAAGCCCGACCCGCTCCTCAAGCCAGTCGACGCACATGCCGATCGCGACGAGCTCGCGCAGCTGCTCCCACTCGTCGCGCGCGTCGACGTAGACGCGGCTCGGCGCGACCTCTTTCGCAACGACCTTGCGCCACAGGCGCTCGAGCTTCGCCTGGGTCTTCGCCTCGACGAACTTCGTATCGCCGATCTGCACGCACGGCGTCTTCATGCGCAGCAATCCGGCGATGTTCGCGTGCGTGAATCCGGCCTTGAACAGTCGCTTGACGATACCGCGACTCTTCGCCGCCGGCACAAGCGAGCCGTCCAGGCGGCACGACTCGTCGACCTCGAGCAGACGCCGCTCCGTGTCGGCGCGCATATGCACGGCGCGGCCATCCATGACGTGACCGATCAGGAGCGCGCTCACGCCGGACGCCTCCGCGATCGCGATCTTGCCGACGCGCTTCTTGCGCAGCGCGAGCAGATGCACGCGCGCGCGGTCGGCCGGGACGAGGCCGTTGAAGATCGTGACCCGCTCAAGGCACGCCGAGCAGTACCCGCGCCCGACGTTGCGTCGGCCCTTGAGCCACGCGCCGCCGACGACGCACGCGGTGCCGTTCAGGCCGGGGCATGTCGGCAGGCGATACGGCCGGCCGACGCGCAGGAACTCGCGGACGATCGGAGGACCGTTGACGACTGGCCGCTGCACGACCTCGAGCGCATCGCGCCGCGCCATGCGGTCGGCCTGATATGCCGCGTTCGACGCGGTGCACGGCGTGCATCGGCATCCGCGCACGTAGGCCCCGCGCGTGCCGCACGCGAACGTGCACCGCTCGATTGACGCGATAGCCATCAGCGACCCTCGAGGTACTCGCGCGCGGCCTCGACGGCGGCGGTCAGCTGCCTCGCGGCCCAGTCGTACCGCGCCTGTCCCGAGTGAGGCGCGATCGCGTACTCGCCCGCGGCCTGATAGCCGCTCTCGCCGTGCCAGCGCGTGACCTCGGCGAGATGGATGCGCGCCGTGTTCTCGTGCACCTGTTCGTCGCTGACGACCGCATAGGCCGCGCGGAGCTTCGCCAGGCGGGTCCGCGCGACCGTCGCCCGCTGGCGGGCCTGACTGCGCGACCCTCCGAGCGCGATGCTCGCGGTCGCGTCGGCCGATGCGGCGTCGGCCTTCGCCGAGCGCAGCGCGGCCGTCAGCGCGCCGAGGATGGCGGTGCGGTGCCCGCGGTCGATCATCGCGTCTCCGACTCGCGCATGAGCGCGTCGAGCGTGTTGCGCACCTCGGCCGCGATCTTCTCGATCTCGGGCAGCACCGGCTCGGCCGCGATGTCGGGCGAGCGAATCGCCGCGAGACGCTCGAGCATGCGCACCGACGCGACGGCCGCGGCCGCAAGGTCGACCGGCCGCCACGCCCACATGCGCCAACGGTCGATGGTGCCGCGCGCGCGGATAAGCTCGAGCTCGATGCGCTCGCGCTCGCGCATGAGGTGCCGCACGTTCGCGTCGTCGACGAGCGGCGTCATGCGCAGCAATCGCGTGCGCGTCTCGACGTGCTCGGCGCGCTCGGCCGCGAGCTCGGCCTCAAGCTCCTGCACGCGCGCCTTCAGCTGGATCGCCTCACCGAACATGATCTCGAACGTGTCCATCGCTACCTCCTGATCATCGTGGCCGACAGGCCAATGACTGCCGCGTCCCGCTCGTGCACGCTCGCGAGCGCCAGCTGCGGCCAGCGCGCGAGCACGACCGCATGCGCGTCCTCCTCGGGCACGCGACCCGTGCGCGCGCCCGTGACGAGCCGCCGCGAGTCGAGCACCGTGATCTCGACCATCGGCAGACCGCGGCCGACCGCTCGGATGAGGCCGTGCGCGTACCCAAGCGCGCGCGCCTGACTCGCGCCTCGCGACCCGCTCGGCAGTTCGTACGCGAGCACGTCGGGCGCGTGCCGGCGGACGACGCCGACGAGCTCGTCGACGAGTACGTCGATGCGGCGCGCATCGTCGGACGACTGGTGCAGCATCAGTCGCTTTGTCTCGCGCTTGGTCGAGATAAGACGGTTCTCGAACAACTCAAGGTCGGCGTCGATCACGACGACGCCGCACGCCGCGAACCCGAGGTCGACGGCCATGACTCGTTGACGCATTCGCTTACCATTTATAGCTCTGCACGAACTCATGTTTGGTCACACGCGCACGGTGCCCACCCGCACGTCCCGCATCCGCCGCGTCCGCTCGCGGAGACTATCGCTCTGTCCGCCGATTCGCGGACCATCGTCTGCCGAACGGCTCGCTCGACCCATCTGGAGAATTCCATGTTGGCGACCTTTGCGGCTTCGCGCGCATAGTCGCGCAACACCGGCTCGACCCATGCGGACAACACTACCCGCCCGTCCTTGTGGCTCACAACAGCACCTCGACGTGCGACAGGTGAACACCGCCAGTTTTGCCGCAGACGAGCACGACCACGGACCCGTCTCCGAGAGTCCACGCCTCTGATCGTGTCGTCGTGTCCTCGGGCGGAAAGCCTTCGGATGGCGGATAGATCGGCCAATAGCGAACGGCGGTTCCAACCGGATACGCGGCATTCCACGAAACGTCGGTGTGCGCTCCGCTGAGATTGCGCCGACGAGCACTGCGCTTTCGATCCATGGTTTTCCCGACGTACGGCATCACAGCACCGCCATTCTGTTGTCCATGCGGCGCTGTATCTCAGCCACGGCAGCGTCGCGGGCCGCCTCGTACGAGGGCGCGTCGCCCATCGAGCCCATCGCCCACCAGCACCATCCGACGTGCCCCGTCTCGGGCGACGACTCATCGGCGTATGTGATGACGGCCCATGGCTCGGGGCCGTCCGCTTTTTCAAAGTGCCACTCGCCCTCGAAAAACTCCGTAGGCACCTCGCCCAAGATCGGCTGGCGATCGACGAGTCCAAGTCGGTGCCAGTCGTCAATGCGCAGACACGCGTTGCATATGCGCAGCAGTCGCCCGGAGAACTCCCCCTTTGTGGTGCGCAACAGGAGCGCGCCAGGATCTCCACAGTCGAGGCACGCGCGGATACGGTTCGCTTCGCGGATGTTCATTCGCTTGATCCTCCGGCTCGACGCGCGAGCGTGTCGCGCGCCGAACCCGTCGATCAGAACGGAATGTCGTCCGAGTAGCTCGACGACGTGCTCGACCCGCTCGCGGTCGTGGTGCCGGTCATCGCGGGCGCGCTCCTGGCCGTGCTCGCGCTGCTCTGTCCGCCGAACGTGCGCGAGTCGTAGACGTCGACGAAATGCGACCAGCGGCCGCCGTCGTCGCGGCTAACGCGCGTGATCGTGCCGTCCTCCCACTGCACCGCCAGCTGCTTGATCTTGCGGTCGAGCGCGAGGCTCGACAGCTTGCCGTCGCGCTCCCACCCGGCGAACAGATAGAGCCTGTCCTCCTTGCTGCCGCCGACAGGCTTGAGGCTGATAGACATCGTCGGTCGCTTGTTCTCACTCATCGCTTCTTCCCTTCGTTTCGAAGATCGTCCGGTGTTCTCTTGGTGCGCTTACTGGCGGCATCGGATGCGCGCGCGATGGTCCTCTCGGCCTTCGACCGACGCAGTCCGCACTCGCCTGCCACACGCATGGCCATGTCGACAAACTTGACCGACCACTGATCGTGGAACAGCGCGACCGTAAAGACGATCCGGTTCAGTTCGTCTTGAATCTGCTCTTCGCTCATCGACCTGTGATGCGCGATCAGCGCGTTGAACTCACGCGTTGCCAAGTCCGTGACCGCTTTGACGCCGCGCTCGTGCTGTTGCTTTTCGCTCTCTCGCTCTTCGTTGACCGTGAGCGGAAGAGTCTGCTGCGTGGCGGACTGACGCATCACGGCCACCGTCGCGAACATCGACGACAACGCGTGAGACGCGACGGCAGACATGCTCATCTTCGACCACGCGGCGAACTCGCGCAGCTGCGCGTGCAAGTCGTGTTCGATGTTGATCGACGTCTGAACCAATGCGTTCGGCTCTCTCTTGTTCTCCATCAACTTCCTTCCGCCGCGATCACCGCGGCACTCGACACTCGCTGCGCGGCCTCGCGCCCGAGATCCACGAGCCGCGCGAACGCGGCATCACCCACGGTCCGACGCTGACGCGCCGCGACCAACTCGGCCTTCGCCGATGCAATCTCCGCGAGGCTCGTCGCGCCGCGCAGGAGGCTCGCCACGCGCTGCTCGTCGTCGTCGTCGGGCACGACCTGGGCGTCGATGGACTCGGCCTCCTCGGGCACGTACAGACCGCCGCCGCCGATGACGTCCGGCGCGAACGCGCGCACGGCCGCGCTGATACAACGCGCCCGGAGCATGGCCTTTGGGTACGTCTGCCAGGGTCCGCTCTTGCCCGCGAGGCCCGCCTTGCGCGCGCCTTCGATCGTCCACGTCTCCTCGTGCTGCACGTCGTCGCGGGTCAGGCGCAGCGTCGCGACCGAGTCGGTCGACTCGAGCCACTCGACGCGCACGCCGGCTCGAATGGCGCGAGCGAGCATCGCGCCCGACGACAGCGTCGGCCGGCCGTTCACCACGTGAATCTCGCGGAGGCTTTCCATCGGGCCCATGCCGAGCTCCGCGCCGGTCAGAATGCACGCGGCGATCGCGTGCGGCTGGCCGAGGTACGTTGACGGCACGAAGCCACGCGACTGGGCGAGGCTATCGGCGAGGCGGAAGACGTCGGGCATCGACGTCGGGATCAGTGCGAGTTTCGACATGCAGCTTCCTTTCAGGTGATCTTGAGGTAACGGGTTCCGGGTCGAATCCTCGCGCCCGCCGGCACGAGGCCGGTGCGCTTGTACTCGGCCATGATCGAGGTCTTCGAGGCGACGCGCTCGAGCCGAACGTGATCGTCGGGGACCTGGGCGACGTCCTCGATCTCGACCGCCTCGACGCCCTCGATCACCACGATCGTGTGCGTCGCGGTCGTCAACTTGCGCATCTTCGCGATGTCCATGCACGCGATCGAGTGCTCGCGGATGCGGTCGGTCTTGGCCTGGAGCGCGCGTCGCCGTTCAGCGAGGCGCTTCTCCTCGACGCGAATCTCGTCCGCGTCGGCGCGCATTGACTCAAGCATCGCGACTAGGCCGCGCATGCGCTCGCCGAGCTCCATGTTCGTCGCGGCGAGCTCGTGGAACGCGGCATCGGCGGCCGCGTCGTCGTCGCCCTCCATCGCCTCGAGGAGCGCGCCGTGTTGGGCGGACAGTTGGTAGAGCGGTACGCGCGTCATCATTCGTCCCCTTCCCAGTCGTTGACAATTTCCCTCAAGGCATCGATCACGGGCGCATCGTGTCCGCGCTGCGTCTCGTATGCGTTTGAGTTGAGCATGTTGGACGAGAGCACGATCAGGATCATTCCGGCCGCCGTGTCGAGATCGCTTCGAAGTCGCTCGATCTCTTCGAGCGCGTCAGCCATCTGTTCGATCGGCTTTCGGATCGAATGACCTCCAAGCTTGCACCAGCTGGACACGGTCAACGTGTCGCGGCTTAGCCTGAGTCGCATCGCCGCGTCCTTGGCATGTCGACCGTATGCGGCGACGTGCGCGTAGAGCGCCCAGTCCTTGACGCGCTCGTCGACCGGGAACCGCCGCCTCCATTCGGAAAGCACCTCGGCCGCGAGCGCCGGGTCCATGTCAAGCTCGAGCGCGCACGCGAGCGCGCCGTCGGTCGCATCCGCGACCTCGACAGACGTGCCGAACTCCTCCGTCCACTGCGGTCGATGCGAGTGGCGGCACAGGGTCATCGTCCCGGCGTCGATTCTCATGTCTCCTCCTGCGGCGTCCAGGGCCGGCGCGACGCGACGTACCAGCCCTCGGACGAGCGGTGCAGCGTCGCGCGCTGACCGCGCTCGCGGCTCGTCGCCAGCGCGACGTGGTAGGACGAGTCACGGCACTCCTCGTCGAGCCGGCGGATCAGCGCGCGCTCGGACGGGCACCAGTAGTGCGCGATCGCGACCGACTGCGTGTCGCCGGGACGGGCGTAACCAAAAACAGACGCGGCCCACGGCGCGTCAGGCACGAGCGAGATCACCAGCGCACCTCCGCGTCGCACGGTTCGTCCGTGTAGTCGTGCTGCTCGGCGTCGGCGTAGTCGTACCCGCTCACGCGCCGGACCTCGCCGGACCCGCCGCACGTCGGGCAGTGCATCGGGTAGTCGCCGCCGCCCGAACCTTCGCAGCGCGGGCACATGTTGTGGTCGGTCATCGTCGTTACCTATCCATATGAGTTAGTAGCCGTCGCCGGAGCCGGAGCCGTCGCCGTTGCCGTTGCCGTCGCCGTCGCCGTCGCCGTCGCCGGAGCCGTAGCCGTCGCCGGAGCCGTTGCCGGAACCGTAGCCGGAGCCGTTGCCGGAGCCGTCGCCGGAGCCGTAGCCGTAGCTGGAGCCGGAGCCGTAGCCGTAGCCGTAGCCGGAGCCGGAGCCGTCGCCGGAGCCGTAGCCGTAGCCGGAGCCGTTGCCGGAGCCGTCGCCGGATCCGTAGCCGTCGCCGGAGCCGTTGCCGGAACCGGAGCCGTTCACTTGCCCCATCCGCAGTCATCGATCCGCTGCGCCGCGAGAGCAGACACAGGGATGATCTCGATAGCTTCAAGGAGCAGAATCGTCGGCACCGAATCCGACACTCGCGAGCCACGCGACAGCCCCGAGATGGCGATCTCCGAGAGCGTGTTTGCGCCGACCCAGCTCCAGATCCTCCTCGCGTCGCTGAGGACGATCTCGCGACCATCCCTGGCCTGCATGCGGCCGACATGCACGCCGGCCGAATAGGTCCGGACCAACACGACATTACCGATCATCTCTGACTTTTCGTCCATCATCGCCTCCATCACATCGCCATCCAGATCATCGAACAGACCAGAGTCAGCGCGAGCGTCGCGGCGAGCGCGAGGAGCTCGAGCACGTCGTCGCGCCGGACCAGCGGGCGCGGCCGCACGCGGCGGTTGCGGTGCCGCTCGTCGGGCAGCGACGGCACCCACGGGACGTGCCGCCGCCTCACGACGCACCGCCCGTTGCGCGCCGGACGCGCCGGACGATGATGCGCTGGGCACGCTTGATCTCGCGTTCGGCCAGGTCGAGCAGACCGCGAGCCGTCTCGAGCTCGCCACGCTCGAGCGCATCGCGCGCGGCCAGTTCGTAGACTCCGGCTGCGTCGAGCACGCGCACGCCGCTCACGACGCCACCCCGGTCGCACGGGCGTACCAGCGATTGGCGCCGGCAAGCGTCTTGAAAGTCTTGGACTGCGTAAACGTGAGCGCGACGAACGTGCCGTCGGCCTGCGGAAACACGCCGCGGACCATGGACTCTCCGTTACCCAGATCAATCTTTTCGCAGGTCATCGTCGTCTTCCTTGTTCGCGGCCAGCGACACGCTGACCACTCGATGTATATGGATCGGACCGATCAGGATGTCAACAAAGTTTGTCGAAATAGTTTCGACGCTTGCAACGCGGGACCGTGATAGGCACGGCCCCGCGCCCGCGTTCATGCCGCGTCGTGCATCATCGCCCACGCCGCACGCGCGAACGCCTGGCCGTCGTGGTACGCGTTGCGGCGACCGTCGAGCCAACCCTGCACGCCTCGCCCATCGCATCGAAAGCACGATCCGCCAGGCCCGGTCGGCTTTCCGTTGACCGTGCCGGTCACGAAGCTCCCGGTTCCGGCGCATCGGCGACAGACAAACCGCACCGCGTCGGCGGCCTTGAGCCACTGCTCGGGAGTCGCTTCGCCGCGGACGAGCTTGCGCACCGCGGCATCAAACTCCGAGCGACTGGAGTTGTCGTACGAGGCGTGAGCGCGCCGCTCGGCGTACTCGCGTCGCATCTCGGAAATGTTCGCGCCGGCATCGATAGTCTTCGTCGTGTACATCGTCGTCTTCCTTGTGCGTCGCGGCGTCCGTCGCTGCGTCGATGAGGTGACTCTATCAGCGCTCGGCGAGTTGTCCAGCGCGGTTCGTAAAATAGTTTCAGAAAAGTTAGGATGACGATTCCGGTTGACGCGGTTGGCTCCCGTCGGGTATGCGAACGCGATGCACCACATCACCCTGATCGAGTACCTCGAGCGCGACGGCCGAGGAGCCGTCGAGCGACTCGCCCGCGCCGCGGGCATTGCGCGCCCCACCGTCGAGGCCGCGCGCGCCGGACGCGCCATCTCGCTCGCGAAGGCGGTCGCGATCAGCGAGGCGACGGGCGGCGTCGTCTCGCGCTGGTCGCTGATGGGCATGTCGCCCGAGGCCGTCGCGGCGGTCGAGCGCGTCGAGCCGACCAAGGTCCGGCGCGCCCGTCGGCCCGTGCGTCGGCCCGTGCGCCGAGTCGGAGGCGCGACGTGATCGCGCTCGCATGCGTGCGCCTCGCGGGCCGAGCGGCTCGACGGGCGGCCGTCATCCTGGCGCGGCTCGAGCAGCGCCTCGACAGGAGGCGCGCGCCGTGGGCGGTGTGAGCGAACGGCGCGTGCGCGAGCTCGAGCGCGCGGCGACGGCGTGGCTGCTCGAGCACGACCCGCTCGCGCGGTCGCGACGCGAGGCCGACCGCGGCCCGCTGGTCGCGTGGCAGATGTCCCCCGTCGAGGTGCCGGACGTCGACGACGACCAGGACGACGCGGGCGAGATCGCGCGCACGTTCGCGGACCTGTCCGGCGGGCGGCTCATGCCCAGGTTCGCGGCGTGGACGTGGATCCTCGACGACGGCTGCAACATGAAGCGCGCCGAGTACATGCGACAGACGCGTGCGGCCAAGCCCGAGCGCGCCGCGCAGTGGCGAGCGCAGGAACGGGCACCTCGAGCAGCTGCGCGCGAGGCCGACCGCGCGCGCCTAGCCGTCGCGGACCTGTTCGACGGGCCGCACGCGGTCGCCGAGGGACGCGCGGCCGCGGGCGAACGACGACGCGCCAAGGACGCCGCCCGCAAGCGCGCGGCAAGAGAACGCAAGATCACCGAGTCGAGCGCGACGCTCGACCTACTCAGGAGGATGGGATGACGACAGAGAAGTGGCTTCGACTCGCACGACACGCACAGGACCGTCAGATCCCGCTGCCCGACATCGCCCGCGCTCGACGCGCGCCGCTGTCTCACGAGCAGACCGAGCGCGCCGCGGCCGACATGCGCGAGCTCGTCGCCGGCCGCATGACGTTCGACGAGTACGTCGCGCGGCTGGTGCGCTCGTGACGCGCTCGGGTGCCATCGCGCGCGAGTTGCTCGGCGCGATCGAGGGCATATACATCGTCGACTCGCCGAAGCGAGAGCCGATGATCCAGTCGCTCTTCCCCGGCGTCGAGGTGCTTAGCCCGCGCAACTACGGATGGAGCGGGGCTGGCCAGCTGATCACGGTCGGCGAGTGGACGCGGATCATCCGCGACCGGACGGTGATCGTTTGGACGACGGCCGATCCCAAGATAGGCACGATCCATCAGATGCGCCGGGTCGGCCGCATCGCGCTCGAGCGAGGAGCCGCGCACGCGTTCGGGCAGATCCACATCGCGACGCCTCGCCGCATCTACCTCGACCGCGAGCCGCACGACCCGCATCGACGCGCGAGCGCGGACCAGCTGGACCTCGACCTCGACCGACGAGGCCCACGATGATGCTCGACGCCGCGCTCCGAATCGCCGCCGAGGGGCATCGGATCTTCCCATGCGACGAGAGCAAGCGGCCGCTCATCCCGTGGCGCACGCCGCACGCGTCGCCGTTGTGGACGCACGACTATCTCAAGCAGATCACGGACTGGTGGCGCGAGTGGCCGGCCGCGCTCATCGGCCATCCGACGGGCATGCGGTCGTCGTCGAGCGGGCCGTGGTGTGAGGTCGTGATCGACGTCGACGTGAAGCGCGGCGCATACGGCCTCGAGACGCTCGCCGAGCTCGAACAGGATCACGGCCCGCTGCCCGAGACGTGCACCTCAAGGACGCGCTCGGGCGGGCAGCATCGATGGTTCTGGACGCGCGCCGAGATTCGGAACAGCGCGGGCAAGGTCGGCCGACGCGAGGCCGTCGGGCTCGACGTGCGCGGCGAGGGCGGGTTCGTGATCGTGCCGCCGTCCGCCGGATACGAATGGATCGGCGATTCGTGGATGGTGCCGGACGGTGACGTGCAGCTGGCCGAGTTGCCGAACGCGTGGGCGGTCGCGCTCAGTCGCCGCGCCGAGCGCCAGGAGAACGACGCCGCGCGCGCGGCATGGGCCGCGGAGAGCGAGCGGTCGAGGGAGCGCACGGGCGACGTCGTGATGCGCCTGGCGCAGGAGATTGCGAGCGCGCCGAGAGGCACGCGGAACGAGACGCTGTCTCGCCACGCGTTCACGCTCGGCTGCATCGTCGCAGAGCGCCGGCTCGACGAGGCGCGCGCGGTGGCACTGATCGAGAGCGCCACGGCCTCGTGGCCGGCGGACGAACGAGACGAGCGCAAGGACCGGGACACCGCAGCGCGACAGCTGCGAGCAGGAATGGGGGCGTGATGGGCGAAGTCAACGAAGAGGCGATCAAGGCTAAGAAGCTCGAACTGGATCTGGCGATCGCGGCCGGTCTGTTCGACCGCGTGCCGGCCATCGCGGCCATGCTCGCGCTGCTCGCGAAGCCCAAGAAGGCCGGGTTCTTCGACGGGTGCCGATTCACCGCGCTGGAGTTGCTACAGGGCGATCGGCCGTTGCCGCGCCAATGGACGGCGCGGCTCATCGGTCCGAGCGGTCAGCCGGGAGTCGGATTACTGCCGCGCGGCGAGGTCGGGTTGTTCGCCGGATCGGCCGGCGGCGGCAAGTCGATGATCGCAATCGGCCTTGCGATCGGCATCGCCAGCGGCACGCCCGCGCTCGACGTCGTCGACTGCCTTCGAGGACGCGTGCTCTACGTCTCGACCGAGGACGACGCCGACGAGCTCTACCGGCGGATCTACAGCTACCTCGAGCGCGCCGCCCAGGCGAACGGCGGCCTCGACTCGGCCGACGCATGCGGCCGCATCGACTGTCTCGTGCGGCCGAAGGGCACGGACTGGTCGCTGGTCGATTCGGCGGGCCGTCCGACGGCCGCCTTCGAGGCGCTGAACGAGATCGTCCAGGTCGGCGAGTACGCCCTCGTCGTGCTCGACACGCTCAGTCGACTCGGGAACGACGAGATCGAGAAGTCGCCCACGGCCTCGCGCAAGTTCGTCGAACTGCTCGAGCAGATGACGGCCTCGCCGAGCAAGCCCACGGTGCTGATGCTGCACCACATGCGAAAGGCCGAGAACGGCAACAAGCGCAAGGGCGAGGACGTCGAGGAGGATCTGACGGCCGACAGCATCCGCGGCACGAGCGGTCTGGTCGGCGGCGTTCGGTTCGCGATCATCGCGCAGCCGCAGGACGGGGCCGTCCGCGTCGTGCTGGCGAAATCGAACTACGGGCCGAGGACGACGATCAACCTACGCAAGGGCGACCACGGCGTGATCTGGGGGCGAGCGACATGAAGACGCGACTCAACCGCCGTGCGCTTCTCGAGGAGGCCAAGCGGGCCGGTCTGTCGCGCGCGTGCGTCGACGTGATGCTCGCGATCCGGCGGTACGAGCTCATGCCGGACGGCGCACGGCCGACGATTGCGACCATCGCCCGAGACGCGTCGGTCGCGACCAGAACGGCGAGCGCGTGCGTGGCGAAGCTTGAGTCGGCCGGATGGGTCGAGGTGGCTCGAAAGCACCGAGAACCGAGCCGGTATGTATCCCGGCTGAGCCTGATCGTTGATCATGATCAAACAGCACGCAAGAAGATCATGCCATCTGTTATCTCTAGTCTTAGTCCTATCCTGGATCCGATAACAGAAGCTGATTCCCTGTCTCCTCTCAAAGAGGAGACAGAGGGAATCAGCCTACGTGCGTTACGCGAACAGGCGCAGAGCGCCAGTCCGGCGGGCACGCCGCCGCCGCTGACGCTGCGGCAGCCCGCCGAACCGCAGCGACCCGCGTTCGTCAGCATCGCAGACCAAATCGAACAATTGCGTCGGACGCGTCCGGCCAAGGCCGAACCGCCGGCCGTCATCCAGGCGGTCGCGCCCGTGCCGGAACCGGCCCAGAATGCCGAGCGGTCCGCGGTTTCCGAGCGGTCGGAGCCGGTCGAGCCGGCCGCGGTCGAGAGCGTGAGGGACCGGTGGATGCGGGCGATGCGCGGACAGCACACGGGCGAGGATGCCCGTGGAGGCGCACAGGACGCGCCAGGACGCACGGAAACGGGTCAGGATGACCGCAGGTAGCGCAAAGGCGGTCGGCGAGCGTATAGAGGCGCACAGGTGCCGTGGAGGCGAAGGTGGCAGGAACTCCGAAAAAGCGCGCCAGACGCGATCTTCAGGCGAAGCTGTCGATGCCGGTCCAAGCAGACACGGGCGACGAGGCCAGTCGCGCGCACGCGCCCGCGTCCGGTCGCTACTGCCCACCGCAGCTGTCGCCATCCCAGGTCGACGGCATGCTCCAAGCGCTGTCGAGCGGGTGCACGTTCGACGCGGCATGCGCGTCCGAGTCGGTCAATCGCTCGACCGCGTACACGCTCATGCGGATTGACGAGCGGTTCAAGGCGCTGATCGACGATGCCCGCGACGGCTGGTCGAGACAGCATGTCGACTACATCGCCCAGACCGAGGACTGGCGTGCACGGTCGTGGCTCCTCGAGCGCAGGATGCCGAAGGAATACGCCGTCACGAACAAGGTCGCCGGACATGACGGCGGCGCGCTCTTGGCGGACGCGGAACTGCTCGAGCTCGCGCGGCGTGCGCTCGGCGTGGTGCCGCCGGACGGCGATGCCGGCGAGGACTGAACTCGGCCCGCTGACGGTCGACCAGGCGCACGCGATCATTCGCGCGTCGATTCGGCGCGCGTCCATCCTCGATGCGATCCCGACGATCAGCCCGCACTTCCAACGACCACAGCACATGCGGCCGCTCGCGCGCCTCCTGCGCCGCTGTCACGACGCCAGCATCGGCAAGGGTCCGCCCGTGTTCGCGTGCCTGTCCGCGCCTCCACAGGTCGGCAAGACCGAGACGATCCAGCACGCGCTTGCGTGGTGGCTGGCGCGCAGTCCGGGCGACTTCCTCGGCTACGTCAGCTACGGAAGCGACCTCGCAGAGACGAAGTCCCGCCGCGTGCGCGACCTCGCGGCCGAGTGCGGCGTCGAGCTCCGCACGGACTCGCGCGCCGTCGACCTGTGGCAGACGACGGCCGGCGGCGGGCTCCTCGCGCGCGGCCTCGGCGCGGGCATCACCGGTCAGTCGGCGCTCAAGCTCATCGTCGTCGACGATCCGTATAAGAACCGCCTAGAGGCCGAGAGCAGACGATTCCGCGACCGCATCCGCGACGACTTCCGAGCGGTCATCTGGACGCGCCGTCACCCGACGACGTCGATCATCGTCTGCCACACGCGATTCCACGAGGATGACCTGACAGGCTCCCTCGTGCGCGAGGGATGGGAGCATCACGTCATCCGCGCCATCGACGACCAGGGCGCGCCGCTGTGGCCCGAGTCCGGTCGTGATCTCGCGTTCTGGGAAGCGACGAGGAAAGGCGCGAGCGAGTACAACTGGTGGAGCCTGTACCAAGGCGAGCCGCGACCGCGCGAGGGTCGGCTGTTCAGCGGCGTTCAGTACGGCGACGCGCCGCCGGACTGCACCGTCGCGCTCGGCCTCGACCTCGCGTACTCGGCGAGGACGTCGGCCGATTACTCGGTCGCCGTCGCCGTCGCGCATCACGCGCCGAGCGACCGGTACTTCGTGCTCGACGTCCTGCGCGAGCAGCTGCCCGCGCCCGAGTTCGCCGAGCGGCTCAAGCGATGGCGCTCGCGCTGGCCCGGTGCGCCGCTGCACGCGTACCTCGCCGGGACCGAGCGCGGCACGGCCGACTTCATGCGCGCGGCCGGCATCGTCGTGCGCGTCGACGCGCCGAAGGGCGACAAGTTCATGCGCGCGCAGTCGGCGAGCGCGGCATGGAACGACGGCCGCGTACTCGTGCCCGCGAGCGCGTCGTGGGTCGAGCACTTCGTCGGCGAGTTGCTGGACTTCTCCGGCGTCAACGACGCGCACGACGACCAGCTCGACGCGTTCGTGTCGGCGTTCGATCACGCCGCGCGCGTGTCGCTTGCGGTCGTGCCGTCCGGTGCACTGGCGACGTCGCGCGCGTGGGACCGCGAGCAGCGCGGCGCGACGGTCGGGTTCGCGCCGCCGTCGTCCGCGCCCACGCTCGCGCCTCGACGCCGCTACCAGTGATCAGGTGCGCATCGGCATGATCACGCCGACAACCTGACGCGTCTCGTCGAGGTCGTACACCGCGACCGGCTCAAGCGGCTGCCCGAGCGCGATATCGATGCGCTCGCCCGAGCACGCGCGCAGGAGGTCGGACAGGTACGTCGCGTTGATCCGCGACTCGCCCGCCCTCGCATCGGACGCGGGCACGTCCTCGCTCGACTCGCCCGAGTCCGGCGACTGAGCCGAGAGCCGCAGCGCGTCATCCGCGATCGAGATCAGCACGCTGCTCTCGCGGTCGGACACGAGCGACACGCGGTGCAGCGCGGCCATCAGGTCCGAGCGCAGGACGCTCGCGCGACCGCCCGTGCGGTTCGTGCTCGGCATGATCTTGCGCCACGGCGGGAACGCGTCCTCGCCGAGCACGCATCGCAGCGACGTCTCGCCGCGTTCGACGACGAGGTGCCGGCCCTCGCGCAAGAGCACGACGCCCTCGGCCTCCTCGCGTTCGAGGCACAGCCCGATCACGGACGACGCGACCGCGCTCGGCAGGAGCGTCGGGACGCCGAGCGCCTCGCACGGGATCGACGCCATCGACAGGCGATGACCGTCGGTCGCGACGGCGGTCGCGGTGCCGCCGGCGAGCTCGAGTTGAATCCCGGCCAAGTGCGGGCGCGAGACGTCGTCGCCGGTCGCGTGCTGAACCGAGCGCAGGAGCTCGCCGAGCGCGAGCGCGGGCATGGTCGCAAGGAGGTCGCCGGTCGTCGTGTGCAGCGCGGGGAAGTCCTCGATCGACATCGTCGGCAGCTTGAAGCGCGCGCGGCCGGCGCGGACGGTCGCGACGCCCTTGGTCAGTTCGATCACGACGTCGCCCACGGGCAGGTTCGCGGCGACGCTGGCGAACGTGCGCGCGGGCACGGCGAACTCGCCGTCGCCGACGCACCGCACGTTGGTTCGGATCGACCGCTGCGCATCGGACGCGGCGAGGGTCGCGGTGCCGCCGAGCGCGCGGACGGCGATGCATCCAAGGATGGGCATCGGCGTCTTGCTCGGGACGATCGGCAGCACGCGGCGGATGGCTCGGTTCAGGTCGGACGAGTGGATCGTGATCATGTCCGCATGTCTCCGCGGACGGCCCGCGGTGCGCGCCTCGACATGAAGGTCGGGATCGTCCTCGCGCGCGGCGGAAGCAAGCGCGTTCCGCGTAAGAACATGCGCCAGGTCGGCGGGCGCACGCTCGTCGAGCGCGCCATCGCATCGGGTGCCGGCCTCGATCGCGTGTACGTCTCGACCGACGACGACGAGATCGCGCAGGAGGCCGAGTGGCACGGCGCGACCGTGCATCGTCGGCATGCAATCTGGGCGCGCGATACGACGACCAGCGAGGACGCGATCGCGGACTGGTGGAGCAAGCTCGACCTCGCCGCGCTGCCCGACGTCGTCGTGCTCCTGCAACCGACGTCGCCGTTGCGCGAGCGCGTGCACGTCGACGAGGCCGTGCAGCTGCTCGAGGCGACGGGCGCGGACTCGGTCGTGTCGGTCGTCGTTGACCCGCTGCATCACTTCGCCGGCCGTCTGCGACCGCGCGAGGGCGGCGCGGACTGGATGCCGTTCCGTCCGTGGGATCATCGCCCGCGCACGCAAGACCTGCGTCACCTGGGCACGGAGAACGGCGCGATCTTCGCGTGGACGCGCGAGCATTGGACGCACACCAGGAGGCGCGACGGCGGGCACTGTCGGGCGTACGTCATGCGCGCGATCGACTCGGTCGACATCGACCACGAGGACGACTTCGCATTCGCCGAGGCGTGTCTCGCGGCCCGGTCCGCGGTGAGCGGGCGAGCATGATCACGCACCTGGGCCAGCGGTCCATCACGCCGGACGCGCCGCCGTACTTCGTCGCGGAGCTTGGCCCGAACTTCGTCGTCTCGACGTCGCGCGCGGCGAACCTCGAGAGGCTCCACCGCATGGTCCGCGAGGCCGCGCGTGCGGGCGCGGACGCGGTCAAGATTCAGCTGAAGTCACTCGGCGGGTTCTACGCGGGCGACGACATGACGCGACCGCCGCACGACCCGTCGCGGTCGCCGTTCGCGACGCGCGGCGAGTACGTCGCGGCGCGCGAGCCGGACGCCGAGATCATGGCGCTCCTCGACGAGTGGTGCGCGGGATACGGCATCCACTGGACGGCGAGCGCGTGGGATGCCGAGAGCGTCGAGAAGCTGCGCGGCCGCGTGCCGTGGGTCAAGGTCGCGTCCGCGTGCGTGTCCGACCTCGCGCTGCTCGAGCGCGTGCGGTCGCTCGACGTCCCGGTCGTGCTATCGACCGGCATGTCGACGATCGAGGAGGTCGACCGCGCCGTGATGGCGATCGGCCAGGATCGACTTGTGCTCGCGCAGTGCACGGCCGCCTACCCGTGCGCGGTCGAGAACCTGAACCTCGACGTGATGCGGACGCTCCGCGATCGCTATCACGTCCCGGTTGGATGGTCGTCGCACTCGACGGTCGCCGACGCGGCCGGATGGGCGACGGCGATGGGCGCGCGCTGGATCGAGTATCACCTGACGCTCGACCGCGGCGCGTGGGGTCCGGACCACTCGTCGAGTCTTGAGACGATCGAGTTCGCGCGCGCGGTGCATGCCTCGCGGCAGGCGCACGCCGCGGTCGGCGACGCGAGCAAGCGCGTCCTCGACATCGAGGAGCCCGCGCGCGCTCGGCTCCGGAGGGTCGGATGAACTGCCATCTCTGCGAACTCCCGCTCGACCAGGCGGTCGAGGTCGGAACGACGGCTCGGCACGGCGAGGTCGTTCGCAACGTCGCGTGCGGACGATGCGGTCTGGTGCAGGTCACGCCGCTTCCGAGCGAGGGCGAGCTCGCCGACTACTACGCGACCGAGTACCGCCGCCTGTATCGGCCGATGCCGGTCGGCGGGCACGAGCCTGGGACGTCCGAGTACGAGGCCGCGCTCGACGCGGTCGCGGAGGCGTACGCCGACCTCCTCGTCGAGCAGCTGGGCCTCGGCCCGGCGTCGCGTGTCCTCGAGGTCGGATGCGGCGACGGCCGGCTCGCGCTCGCGCTGAGCAAGCGCGTCGGCGAGGTGCTCGCGTGCGAGCTCGACGTCGATGAGCGGCTCAAGGCGTGGGGCCGCGACGTCGACGTGCGCTGGCCGTCGCTCGCGCAGGCGGTCGAGTCCGGCGAGGTGTTCGACGCCGTGATCTCGTCGCACGTCCTCGAGCACTTGCGCGCGCCTATCGCCGCGCTCGAGACGATGGCGTCGATGCTGACGGTCGACGGCGTGATCTGGGCCGAGGTGCCGAACGTACGCCGGCCCTACGGTGACCTCGCGACGCACTACTGGCAGCGCGCGCACCTGTACTCGTTCTCGCCCGAGACGGCCGCGCTGACGGCCCTGCGCGCGGGCCTGACGGGGATCGCGTCACGCGCCGAGCAGGCCCACGGCCGCGTGCTGTTCCTGACGGCGCGGAACCCGCAGGCGCGCACGCCGCGCACGTACGCCGAGTCGGTGCAGCTGCTCGGCGGCGAGCCGCAGACCGGCGTCAAGGTCGCGACCGCGCTCGAGGCGTACCAGCGCGCGCGTCAAGCGAACGCGGGCCGACGCCTCGGCGAGTTCATGGCGTCGACTGGCGAGGCGGACAGGTGGCTCCGCGAGGAGGTGCAGCGCATGGCCGACGCGCTCGGCTCGACGATGCACGCGCTTGGCAAGCTCGCGCAGGATCTCGACGAGTACGGGTCGCGCGACTCGACGACCGACGACGAATGGGGCCGCGCGTACGAGTGCGGCGAGCGCGCGATGGCCCAGCGCGTCAACGTCGTCGTCTCGCACCTCGCGAACC